GTGCTAATATACTCAGTTAGTATTTCTAAATTGCTGCCAACTGCTGCTAAAGTATCGACCGAGTTAGTTGGGTCTGCAACTAGGTCTGCATCAAAATCAAAACCAGTCACTACGACCTCTACGAATATAAGTGGTTCCGGTGTAAATCCAGATTGTGCTGGATATATTTTACCGCCATTTCCTTGTGTTACCATTTTTAAATTCCTCTACTAATAACTATAAATGTATTTATCAAAAACTTAATTTTTAACAAAAAAAGCAGACCGAAGTCTGCTTTTCTTCTTAGTTATAAAACTAATTATGTAGCTGTACCAGGTGTTGCACCTGCAAAACCTGCAAATGTATCAACAGTTGTATTTGCAAAGTTAGGAGTAGCAATTGCATTAATTGCCACTGCTAGTTCTGCTTCAATAGAACTTGATGTGCCTTCTGTGTTACCTGCTGTGAAAGCATTAGCATAATCTACCATTACGTGCAATGTATCATTATCAATTACTGTAACACCAATAATTGTAGCACGAGCTGCTACAGCTTCTAAAGCCTGTTCTAAACCAGAACCGACCGCTGCGACACGCTGTGCTAGTGTATCAGGACTTGCGACTAGGTCAGCTAACCATGTGCTAAGATCAGTTGTAATTGTTAGGATACGGACGTCTGCACCAAACCACATACCTTGCTTAGGTGCGCCATTTGCTCTTGTTACCATTTTAAAATCTCCTTAATGTGTTTGACAAGCCTTTTGCTTGCTCTTACTTTTATTTATCTAAAAACAATTATTTTTGTCTTGTTACACCTTAGATCTAATGTCTAATTCATATATTTCGCCGTCAGTAGCACGTATAAACGCTGAGATACCTTCCCTCACATAGGAAACGCTAACTACATCCTGTACTACAGCCTGCTCCTTTAGCTCCTCAACCAGTGCATCGAATTCAGTATCCCAGCTTTCCTCAAGCGGAACCTCATCGACCTCATAGGAATTGAACAAGCTCCATTTTTTGTTTGGGTCGTATCGCAAACCTAAAGCTAGTCCCGCAAGACCTGCGCCAGCAATCGTAGCAATCGCTTTGCCCAAGGACTTCGTTTTACCAAACGTGCCTGGCGTGCCTTTCGCTACAATTCCTAGGTATGGGATCACTTCTGCTTGTGCAGAATGACGGCGAATTATCCGTGTTAGTTGTTTAGCTGCGCTCTGCTGCTGTGACTGATTCAAGCTTCCCCATGCTAATACGTCTCGGCGTACTCCCTTCAAAACTGAGTTTGAGATAGCAAGCCTACGTTCAATTTTTAGCACAAAGGCGTTCATTGTAGAGATAGTTACATGTCCTCTGGCCATGCCGCGCATTACCTGCAAAAACTTTGCTTGGTCAGTTTGCATTAGGCTGCTGTGGTCACCAAAAACATAGTACGCAAGCACATACAAGTCTGTAGCCGATGACCTAAAATAATCAAAGTTACCAAACGCCACTGTCTGTCCTGCGTAATCCTGTGCCCAATATGCTGTCTTCTCATGTAGCCCTAGCATAATAGTTGCCAGCAGCACCGCATAAAACAGTTCTTGCATCTCTTGTTCGCTACGTTTGTCCAACGAAGTAGATGACCGGAAGATCCTGCTCTCGCATAACGTGTTTATTAGTTGGTATTCTGGCATTATCTCACCTTATTAAAATTCTTTTGTGTAAAGTCAAGTCTGTTTACCAGCTTAACTGCGTTACCCTTGTGACCCACAGCAACAAAACCCTCAGGGTTCGTTACTTCGTATCCGTTGTCAGTCTTTACAAATGTTTTTACACTGTCAAGCACGTTTAGCTTGTTCACAAGTGCAAGCTTCATTTCATTTAGATCATTATATAATGTAAGCAAATGATAGATAGCCTTTATATTCTCTTTAGCAAACTGTTTGCCAGTTTTGACCTTGTCCTCACGTTTTTGTTGGAACGCTGGCGAGACCTTATCCATGCCTTGCCTTGTTTTATCAGTGAAAAACTTGAGAAACTCTTTAACAAATGCAGCTGGGTTACCACCATGCTTGCCACTACGCACACGATGATTAACAAACGCCTTAACGTAATTCTTAAACAGTGGATCAGCCATAAGCTTACCGACTTCCTTCGGAGTCGTAGCCTTCAGTGTCGCTTTTGCCTGGTTGATACGTGAAGTTAATTCCGCATCCTCTTCATCTGTTAGCGATGCAACACCAGTGTAGTCCTTATACGTAGCGTCATCTACCCATACGTTGTTAGGTATCCTCAATTGAGATATATCAACACCATAGGACATAGGCATCTCATTAACGCTATCTGCTTCACCATAGGATGTGTGGAACACAACGCCGAACTCGCACTTAGAAATCTTTTGACCTAGCTTGCTATTAGCTGGGACAGCATACGTAATGGTGTTTGGCGTAAACGTCACGTAGTCTTCGCCGTCAATATCCTGATGCACTAGCGAGTCTTTTGCAAACATAAGATCACCTTGGATCATGTTTGTAATTCCCATACCTTTGAGGTACTTGTGTGCTACCATTAACTTATTTGCTAGGTCAGGCACATCACTATAATAGCGTTTTGCATCTGCTGCCGACTTGATGAGCTTAGGGTTCTTTGACAGGACTGCTTTCGTGCCTACGAAAAACTTCCCGTCCTTAGGATCAATGCCAGCAAACACAGCAGGACTACCGTCCCACTTCACTGTTACTGCACCTCTGTATCCCTTACCCTTAGCCAGCATGTTGTATACACCACTAGCAAAACGTATCGCTTCCTTAGCACCATTGTAACCATCGTTAAACAATAGGTCTTCCAAATGCTCTAGGTGGACTGTAGCTTCGCGCAACACAGTGGACTCGTTTAAGCTCGCTGGATCAAAATCTGGCACTCTATCTTTAATGGATGCAGCAAACGCATCAACAATTTTTTTGTATGTCGCAGGGTGGTATGCCTTCTTAGCAGCCTTCATTACGGATTCCGCGCTGTTCAGTGCAGCAGGATCGTTGACCTTGCCCTTAAATAGAATCTTTACAATCTCAGCAGGGTCGTATAGCGGTTCTGTTAACGCCTCAGTCTCCTGTGCCTTCACATATAGACCTGGCTTATGCACATTTTTACGACTGGTGCGGATGATTTTTTGTAAGCCGTTTTTAGGACTCCATACCCATCGCACTGATTTTATTGGACGACCAAAATTATCTTTAGCCTTACTAGCTTTGAGGTCTAGGAAGGCAGCAACCACAGCTAACGCTTGGTTACGTATTACACCCTTGTACTTAGACTCGTTGCCTGCCGAATAATAATACGTGCGCATCCATTCAGGATCGCCTGGGATTAGATCGACCTGCACATAGCCTGTACGTGGTTGGCGCCCTTGCTTACTTTCGTCATAATTTTGTATTGGTAGGCGTATCGAAACGTTACCAGCAACACCAGTAACACTTTGGTTGCCAAGTTTCTTGCGTAGCTTGTCAGACAATTCGTTCATCTGATCTCTATCTAAATTGACTGCTACGTCAATGTCTCCGGAATAGTCTACCTTGCCAACACTACCCAAAACATAATCTTGGGCATTTGGGATTCCGGTGACTTTGGATATATACTTGAGGGTCGCAGGAAGTTCATCTATATAAACCGTACCAACATCTGGGAAGGCGTTGCCGCCCTCAACCAGTGCTTTCCGTTCTGTAAGTAATTCCATTGCTTTCATTTTTATATCCTATATTAGTATTACTCTGCGGGGAATTGCTTTGTGCAGGCCTTTAGACACTGCTCGAAAACTAGTTGTAACACTTTGCCCCCGCAGAGTAAATTCTTATTCGTATTCGCTACGTGAAACCACGTCTGAATTATCTTCATAATCATAATGTGGTTCGTACATGTCAGCATCACAATCAGCGCATATCTCATCGCTATGGCGACTGACGTTATCGTGTGTTAGTGGTACATGGCAACGTGTACACTCATCACCGACTTTCTCAGACAATACATTCACTTCACCAGTAGCCTTATAGCTTTCCCATGCTTTATATACATGACCAAGCTTTGGTTCTTTTGGTTGTAGACGATCAGCTTTTGCAGCCTCAATAGCATCATCGCGGAACTTCCTCATCAGTTCGAGATAATACTTTGCAGTCCTAGGTAGTGCAATTTTTGCATTCTTAGAGAATTTCCTCGCGCGATTATACATTTCTTTGCGCCAGTTGTGTCGATCAAAATTCCAGAGGGCACGCCGGTCCCACGATTTATCACCACCAGATAATCCTAAACCCATAGTATCATGTATACTACTAAATGTTTCAAACGGTGTCGGGGATTTAGTAACTTCTCTAAGCTTAAACATAGCCTTACGTAAATTCCCCATCTTAACTTCGTTTTTATCTTCTCTATCTTGTTGCCACTCGTAACCGCCTTTTCCTAGGTCTTCATCACCAGTAGCAAACGCTATAAGGGCATCTTTAATAGCTTCTGCGTGGAGTGCAGCCTCTTTGCGTAAACGATCTCCGTATATGGTTTCTAGCCTTTTAGCAAACTCGTCTGCCTTAGCCTCTTTCATATCGTTCTGTCGATCTTTTTCTATATCAAGATGCTCACCTTGATCGCGCTGTGAATTAAAGTTAGAGCTGTACCACTTCCATCCAGCCCCCGGAACATTCGCAAAAACTTCTTTGAGTGAATAAAAAGATTTTTCTTTGAATTGAGGTGCAAAATCAGTTGTAAGAACATACATGTGCCCCGAAGACCACGCCCTTGGGCGCTCTCGAACAAACGCAACACCCATTGGGCTAACTGCTATAAGTGTACTTCTGTTTTTCAGTGCGGAGCTAGCCTGACCCTTAGTCTTAAGTGGTGTCCATTCGGCATCGTGAGGGATAGCTTTGCCAGTAGCCTTATAAATATATTTGACCTGCTTTGGAGTGAGACCGATATCAGACATACTGGATGCTTCTGTAATCACAGATTCTTCTACAGGGGCTTTTACCTTGCGAACCCATTCACGGCGAATATATACTTTCTCACCGTTGTCTAATTTAACTGCGTATTCGATAACCCACGGAACCATTGCTGAGAATGTTGGTTCACGGTAAGCAGCAACAATCACGCCTTCTTCGCCTTCGTGGTCGCCATTCTGTAGTTTAACTCGATTACCAATTGCTTTAGAATCAAACGGCCCAGACTGTTGCTTTCTTGAACCTCTTGTAGGATTTGCCCATGACATAATGTGTTTTCCTTTATATTAGATAGCCGGCTTCTATGGCGGCTTCGTTTATCATTTCTTGCATCTTTTTACGGGATGCATAATCATCTGTCTTTATGCTAAGAGGTTGCCACTTAGCAAATTTATTTAGTTGCTTGTATAATCCGCTAGCGATTACTTTGTCACCTTCAGTAACAGTAATACGCAAAAATTCCCTAGCTTCGTCACCTGGACGTTCTAGGCGAACTTCAACTACATAGTCTCCGCGGCGAAACCTACGCTTTGTCTTTAGTTGGCGTTGTATTTCTACAAGCCTCACTATTCGTCTCCGCTCTCTTTACTCTCACGTATTTTACGGATGGAGCGTATAAACTTGTTTGGATCGCCATTCTTAATACTGCTTAAAAAGCGGCGAGTAACAGCCTCAGCTTCTTCTTCAGTGTAATTCTCAGTGAGAATTTGCAAAAAGTAAATTGCAGAAGAAATAATATGATGACCACGTGCTTCAACAACATGCTCTTTCTTCTTTACAGGAATGGCTCGGTTCAGTTCTTCCAGAATAGAGCGAGAACTCTGCTGCATTGGGATTTTCTTGTTGTTCACCAGTAAGACTCCTAAAGATTGCTACTAGTATGTATTTACCAGATTTCATGTCAAAGCCATAGACAAAAAGATAGGGTGGAGATTTTTACACCCCCACCCTAATTATTAGACGTCACAACCTAAATGTTTTTACGTTTTACCAAGTCTCGCAGCGCCTTAGCATCCCCAAGCCCTGACTTCTTTGGTTGATTATGTTTGTCCGTCACTATGTTTGTCTTTTTCAAGCTGTCCAAAATGTTTGTTGCAGTAGCCATTGTAGCATCTGCTTCACCTTCTTCTAGATCCTTAATACGTAGCGTTTTTATATCAAACTTCAAGTCAACTTTGCTACCAACACCAGCTGAGGATCGTGTCTTCATAAACTGTATTTGGTAGCGACCACTCTCTTTCATTGAGATTGTCGTAAAAATACCAATAACATTATCTGCTGTGTTAATTTTTGAGATACCGCCCGAAATATGACTGTGGTCAAATTCGATTTCATCGTGGGAACTGCGGTTTAGCTGTGAGGCTGTGACCATTGCCACGCTTAAATCAATACCAATGTTACGCAACTCCTCAGCCACATACTTGTCCTTTACAAACAAATCGCTGGGGCTTACACGCTTGTCAATGGGCATACACAAATCCAAATAGTCCACCAATATAGCGTCTACCTTACGCTTAGTCTGCGTCTCGTACTCCTTCACAAATGCACGTATATCGTTTGAGGTACAGCCATTCTTCAACTGCTTAATAATCAACGTGCCTTTCTCTTGGAGACCCTTATAGTACGCTTTTACACGCAAATCAACGTCATCAATGTTCTTCATAATTTCTTTTGTGCCGTAGCCTGAGGTCATTGCGTCAAGCCTCATCGAACACAAATGCTCACTCAACTCCAAACTCAAGTACACAACGTTCTGTCCATTGGATGCCATGTTGATCGCTAAGTTTTGCAAAAACAAGCTCTTACCCGCGCCAGACTGTCCTGCAAAAATTGTTAGTGTGCCACGTTCAATACCGCCGTACAATTTATCATCAACTGTTTTCCAGCCTGTGCTAATCATGCTGCGCCGTTCGCGCATTTCACGCAAGCGTTCTGCTACGTTCATAAAGTAATCCGTGCCCAGATCCTTCACAATGCCAAGCTCTGCTGCCTGTTTAATTTTCTCAACGACCTCACCCAGCCTATCGTTCTTTATGAGGTCTAGTGATTCATACACTGCTAAACACGCTGCCTTTTGCTGGCAGAACCGTTCAAATTCTTTTAGGAACCAGTCGGTGTGTTCGCTGTTAAGGTCCTCAATCACTTCAACCGCTTTGCCTGTAATTGCTTTTACCTGTTCCTTACCTGGCAACGCAGTGTGTTCGTCTGTGTAATCCATCATGAACTGTATGATCTTTTTATTATCAGGATCGTCAAAGAATCCTGGTTTCATAATGTTCTTTACACGCACAAATGTCTCTGGATCAGAGTATAAAAACTGTACAAATAGGTCTTCTATGTCGTCGGAGTATTCTTTAATATCCATATGCGTTCCTGTCTAATTTGCGTTTCATGCGTATAGCAAAGCTATCCGTTTCTGCTGTGTCAATTATGCTTTTTATTGTTAGTATATGACCGTAGCGTTCTGCTGCTTGGCTTGCGTCTTTGATTATTCTGCCCTTATCATCTCTGCGCCAGTTTGGAAAGGCAACTGCCCATTTATTCTCAATTGCTATTTCGATAAGTCCATCGCCGCTTGCGTCACGGTCAGGACACAGAATCTTTTGTGCTGGTACTTTATTTATTACCGCAGCCTGTTCATCGTTAATATTATTGTGCAAGACTCCAATGCCATCAGTTACAATAGCATCTATTACACCCTCATTAATAATAACGTATTTCTTGTCGTAGTCGTCTTGGTCATCAAGTCCGTAAATAAAGTTTACTGGCATATTATTGTGGTACTTAGGTGCGCTACCCCCACCAAATGCTAATCGACCAGTCCACCCTACAAGCTCACCTCTATAATAGTATGGGATTGTGAGCCGCTTATTAAACATAAAATCTTTGTGCGGTGTCCATGCCATCTTATCTATGTCTAGTATATTTCTACTTATCGCATACTCAACGACCTTGATGAAATTTTCGTCATCACAATTATTTTGCAACCAAAAGCGTATTGTATGACAATCAGGCATAGGTTCTTCCACAGGGCGCCATTTCTCTGTTATAGACCCTTTTAGTATTCCTCCACCAAAAGAGTGTACATTACTCTTGTTTACAAACGCATTGAACCGCAGCTTGTCTACATCTGATTTCGGCACACCTATCCCGTTCAATAAAAACACCATGCCCCGACTCAGTTCCTGTCCAGGTTGCCAAGATGCAGAGAACCCACAATTAAAGCAATTGGCGCCCACAGCTCCACCAGGACTAAAGAGTATTCCGAATCTTTGCTTTTGGTCGGCGTTGTGTCCACGTAGATGACACAACTGGCAGTTTGTCTTTAACCAACCCGAGGGTGTAGGTCGCAAGCCGTAAATATACTGCGTTAAGATGTCTTTAAATTCGTCGTGGAACTCTGCCATTCCTTTATTATAGCATAGCCGCTATAAAATAGCAAGTCTTTTAGCGTATCATTACCTTTTCAACAGTACCAGTATTGTCTGCATCTGGGACATAAGATATAATTAGCCACATAAAGTTTGCCTCAAACGTGTGGGCTGTTAGACCAGTGTAGTTTGTAAACTCAATGTAATTAGTACCAGTTGTAATGTCCACAGGGAAATAATCGTTGGGGTTGGATGGTGGACGTAATTCAAGCGAGGCTTTCACCTGTACCGTTCCAGTGAATCCTGTGGTGTAGACGGAGAAGGTGTGGACAGCATTGAGATGATTTTTTACTCTTTCACCTGGGATAGCAGACGAGTAATATGTGCGGGGACCGTTGCGGTCACTTACGCTATACCAGTCTGTGGTTTCAAAGACAACCGTTGGTACTGGGGTAGGATCAGCGGATGCAAGCACCTCAACTTTTGCTACGATCTCACCTGTGCCATCAGTATAGAATGGTGTGGCGAAATTCTCGCCTACTGTTAGCTGTGGAACTAACGCTTCTTGCCCTACGACAACTAGATCATAAAAACCTGGAGCAATATTTACAAGGTCACCTTCACTGATCCAGAGCCTTGCGTCACCTTTGGTTGACGATAAGCTGCAAGTGCGGTCTAAGACGCGCTCGCGGTTCTCGGCGCTAACCAACCTTGCATTTAGGGTTAGGTGGTCAACGGAGACAGCCTTTCGATCTCGGTTCATAATCCTAAAATCAATTTGGTTATCTACGCCTTTGTGTACTTTTATTAATCGTTTGTTCATAGGTTCATTGTCCAGTCTAGTGCAATTGCGTATGACGTTATCCACAAACATCAGGTCAATGCGGTTTTCATATATAAAGAGGTCGTATAGCATAATTGTATTTATCACATAACACTGTCTATCTTAACATCTAATTCTTTCAATCTTTTATCCGCATCTTATAAATAATGATGTAAACTACAACTATAATGGAACCAGCATGGACTTTGACGAGATAGAACAAATACAAGAACAATTCCCGTTTTTGAGTGGCATAAAACATGTAGACGTCGAATATATCTGCATCATTCAAAATGTTGATGATAAAATTATGAGTTTCTATGATTTTACGTCTATCAAATCTAAAAGCGAACGCAAACTGTTTTTAGAGTTTGGTGAGATTTGGTGGTGGGAAAGCAACAGACATCTGCCAATCAATATATTCCTCCAAGGTCAAATGGATCAGTTCCGCGGATGCTTACGCACTATCAATATGAAAGACGTAGAGATTTTATTCGGCCCAGTAACTTCCCTCAATGACCTGTTCAAAAAGCGCATCAAGCGCCGTCAAATACAATTGGTGAAAAAATAGCTTCTTAGATAAATACTAGTAATCACACAACGTAGGAACTAGTAAATGCGTCTTTTTGAAATGTTTATCACAGAATCCATGACTATGTGGGTTCCTGATGCACCTCGAACAACGGTACAGAAAGAGTGCTGGGTTTGTGATGGGACAGGTATTGACGGCTTTATAAACAAAGCAAAACGTAACCAGTATTACCCTGCTAATGAATTGAATCTTCGTGAGCGTTTAAAAGGCTGGGATAAGCGTTTACCGCAGTTGTTCAAACTAAGGGACGATGCTGAACGGTCTATTGACTGGATGGAGCATTTCCTTGATAGCAACCCAAATCTTCCTTCGGAAGTGAATGAGAAAGCACGTAAAAAGATAGCTGATGGACAAGCAACCTTAGCAAACGTTAATGATCAAATTGATCTCCGCATGGATCGTATTGAAAAGAAACTGAAACTCGTAAAGGGCTTAGACACTATTCCCTGCGAATACTGCCATGGCAAAACATACACCATGGAAGATGAGAGTGATGCACCAGAGCTGAATCTTGCTAACTCCAACATGCGTATCATTCTTCAAATTCTCGGGCTTGATCCTGAGGGTGAAGGTTGGCACATTGAACCAGGGGAGATTCCCGCGCTGAAACGTCGGCTGATGGTGATGATGAATACAGACGAGCTTGATAATTATGGGCGTGAGGCTAGCGACACGCAGCAAGATTTTGGTATGGTCAGGACGAAAGATCCCGAAACTGGATTGGATAAGATCGAACGGAAAAAAGGTGCACGAATGATAGACATGGGCTTAGACAAGCGCGGCATTATAGAGCGCCTAACACGGATCATGCCCATCATCAATTATGCACAGAAGCATAACATGCGGATCGTTATAGCATGAGGGCAATAGACCTCCTCGAAAACAGTATGTCTAACGTTGTTATTGAAACTGACGACGATGCTAAAAATGTGCGCATTGGCGAAAAGCTAAAAGCGTATATACAGAAGAATTGTTCAGAATGGGTACAAGAGAGTGGCGGTGCACTTTTTTATCGTGGCACAAAATTGCCGCGCCTACCAATTGAAACATATGCGGCGTTTGTGCGTTCACCAAGGGCTGATCGCCAGCCGTCAGACACCGACGATATAACCCACAAAATATTTAATCGCGCGTTAGATGACGCCAACTCGGCAGCGAATCGTTCAAACTCGCTTTTTTGTACTGCGGATTCAGGAACTGCAAACTATTTTTCTGCTAATGGCCGTCAACTATGGATAGTATTCCCTACTGACGGATATCATTATGCATTTGCAAGAGACGTGTACGATTGGACAAGCGAATGGGGAACTGCATTACTAGATAATATTTCTGATTTAGAAGGCAGTCAGCTTGAAGAGATAGAGAATTTTTTACTTAGTTATCCAAGTAGCTTAGACGGGGCGCCGCAAATGCTACAACTGGCTGCAGAAGATCTTGTATATCGAATTAGTGACCGCACCACAGTAGATGAGGATTTAGCGACTGCTGGACAATCGGATACCGAGGTCATGGTCACTGGTACGCCAATACTGCATATCTCGAGCTTTTTTTACAACACGTGGATGAAATAATGAGACTGAAAAATATACTTGAGGATAGGAAACTACTTCCAGACAACGTTATAATTGCTTTTGAAGGTATCGCTGATGCCCAGCGGAGCGGTCCCGAACAAGTCATGTTGAGGATACAGTTCCACAATGTTGGTGGTGTGCTGAATCCTATTGTTGAACACGTTGGTGATATCTCACATAGGATGACAGAGCATGCGAAGTATGGTGACTACTTGCAGGGCATTGTTTTAGACAAGTGCGTAAAGTCGTTGCGTATACTGGAAAGTCGTTACGGTTTTGTGCGTGAAATGGAAGAAAACAATCGCAGCAATGGCACTGATGTTAATCAGTTAAATGCGTTGTTAATGGAATACGCAAACGCCCACAGTAAAATCCCTGCTTACAATCCTGCGCAATATGCAGCGCGTGAGGCAGCGGTAAGCGTAGGTAAGCAAGACTGGAATAAGGCAATCGACCACCTCAAATACATAGTGCGTATTATTGAAGATGGTTTGTATAATGAGATTGCTAGTAGTTATGAGGTCAAAAACGGCGAACTAGTTTTGCTATGACGTTAGCATAGCCTGCTCAACCATCAAATTCATTTGAACTACTATAGCCACAGCGTAAGAGTAGCTGTGTGCCTTTTTAAAATAATAGCCGTCCTCAGGCTTGATCCAAATTTCTCTATCAATAACACTGCGTGGTTGGTCAAGTAAATATCGCTTTGCAGGGCGTATTAGCGCAAGCACGACAGCGAGATCTTCCACGGACGTAGGCTTGATTGCTTTTACGATATCAAAATGTTCACCTATGTGGAATAGCTTTTCAACAAACTCGGCGTACTCCAGCATCTCCCACATTGGTTTCATTTCAAGTAAACTATTGAGGTGGTCTTCATCGCGCACATTTTTATATAGGCTGTTGTTGAGGAAGTCAAGTTTCATATAACCTAGCTCACCTGCAAGCTTGTGGTCTATGCTTGCAAGCCCAGTTACTGGATCATATGGAATAGGTTGGAAGTATACGCCTGTGTTGTGCTTTACGTACTCGCCATTCTCACGATCTATCCTCGCAGGAATTGCGTGTAGGTTGTCTAAAACTTTGTTGCGGTCGTAAACGTCAATGTCAACGTCTGTTGTAATCTTCATTTCGACATTCTCACAATGCTATGTGCTATGATAGAATCCAACAAAAACAAAACACAAACTAAGCCGAAAATCATAATCCAAAGTCCTTCAGTAAGTCTCGGATAAACGTGCAATCCTCTTTCTTTAGTTCAAACTTTAATCGCCAAATTTTGGGATCAACCAGCGATGAGATCATGTCCGCTTGTTCTTCGGATAGTCGTCCCCACAGGGAGTCAGATGATTCTGCTAAATAGAGAACCCACGGAGAAAGTTTACCCATCTTGATAATGTGTGCTGCCTCGGCTGGCGCAACCTCTCGGAAAAAGTCCGTGAAGTCTTTTCCTTCGGCTTCGGCCCATTGTTGCATCGTATTAATGCTTCTCTCCACACCTCTGTCTGCTGGTTCCTTCTGTAGTAAGTCAAGTATGTACGCTTCATATATTTTATCTTTACACCAATCTCGTTCTTTAATGCCATTACGGAAAACAAAATCCACAAAACGGCCTTGATCCACTGGGCGTAAGTCCATCAAGTGACGGGCAAACTTGATGAAGGTCGTATAATACTTACTCGCAATAAAATCTTCGATAGATTTGGGTTTCTTCGTAGCAGTATTTATCTCAAAGAACCTACGAAACAGCTCTAATCCCATCCTACTTGCTACGCTATCTTTATCGAGGTGTCTCCGCTTCTGTGTACACATATGCGCGGCGAGTGTGCGCTCCGTACTAAATGCACGTTTACAAAAACCACAGTTGTGTTTATTTTCCGAAGATTTCACTGACTTGTTTTTCGTCCAGTCCATAATCTCTCGCAAGGTCGCGGAGTTCATCTGCATTGTTTATCTCTTGTAAAAGTTCTATCTCATCTCGCTTGAGGTGTGGATAGCGTTCTGTTAGAAATTCTTGTATCTTATTCTTTGCTTTCTTCTTGCTGGGTGGTATCCAAGGATGAAACGCATTAGAGCCCGCACCACACACTGCTAAGAGTTTCCACTGTAAATCGGGGTGGGCTGTGAGTGAGCTAAAATTCACGTTTACAATATCGTTCACCATTAGCAGGTAATGAGATGAAAGGTTACCTTGTGCTGCACTTGCATAACGCATAGCCAACCAAGGTGAAAACACTTTCTTCTCTTCATCTGACAGCCGCGTGTAAAAGTCAAAGTCGTTATTGTCTAACGCACTCAACATCTCTTTAAGCGGTATCTGTACTTTCTTTGCCATAACTACTCTTTTAAGTATAACACATTAGCCGCCAAATAGCAATGCCATATCCAGCGGATCAGGAACTTTATTTCCTTCTTTTACGAACAGTGCGCATTTTGGGCGGGGCTTCTGTTCCAGTGGCATTACCAATACATTACCATTCTTTAGCTTAGGGAAGAACCATTTTACATCAGCGTATATATTAACAATATTTACTTCCAGTGGTATTGGAACAAGGTGATGCAAGGGATTAAATGCCACTGTATGAAAGCCTCGATCATTTAAGCTTGTGAGTGGCATAACTTCCATGTCGGAATAACTGTCATCGCAAACAAGCATTGACCAGTCCAACGGCATTGGAACTCTGAATTCACCCATCTCTAATACTACTGCTGGTGCATTAAACGATTCTAAAAATATGAGAGGTAACCAATAAAAATCTATGTTTTTAGGATTTGAACAATCCAATACACAATACCTCAACCCATCCACTTCCTCGGGTACGCAATCGAGGTTATAAGGAAGGTTCTCCTCTGTTAAAATTAACATTACAAATACTCCACTTTGGTTACTTTGAAAGGATATTGTTTATCCTTATAATACTTCTTTCGTTTTGTTACATGTCTCGCTGAGAATTTGCATGTGGATGCAATGTCATACACATTCACAAAATCCTTATCGTCAGCTTTTCTAATGCCGCGACCAATACTCTGTACAACGCGCACAAAGCTCTTGCCTGGTTCTAGCAAATACAAATTAAAAATGCGGGGAATGTCAATACCCACTGAGGCGACTCCGTACGTTGCTATAATAATTTTGCTTTTGGATATTGCAACTTCGTCATACGTGTCGCGTCTGTCATCGCTGCCTGTTACACCAGACACAAACACTGGGGCGGTTTCGCCTTCAAAACCCTTCTCGTTAAAAATGTCCACAAGTGCCTTGCCAGTTTTGATACGCTGAACTAGTATCAACACATTGCCTTCTACGCTCTGTGCTAATGCGTGATCTGCTAACCATTCTAGTCTACGCTGGTCTGTAACGAGGAACGAGAGTTCAGATTGATAGTTGGCGTACTGTCCGTAGTCTTGCAATTGCAAAATGTCAATGTGCAAGTTTGCTAGTATGCCTTTGTCCTGCAAATCCTTAGCAGCAATTTGATTTATTAGCGGACCAATGGACGCGACCAATGCAAGCGAATCAAAATCGTCGTAGGGGATGGTACCCGTAAATCCCCACCGCAGCGGCATGTTAGCAAACACGCTGGTCATTAGTTTCTTTAGCACATCCGCTTTTGCACCGTGGCACTCATCAACCATAATACAAACAACACCTTCGAGGAAATCGTCAATCGAGATCTCAGGATCGTAATTTTTTGATTTTTTGTTGAGGGACTCCAAGCTTTGCCATGTGCATATTGTGTGTGTCTTTGTGTACTCTTTTTCTCCACCGTATAGCACACCTACGTCCAAACCTAATGCCAAATAGTTTTTGTGCGTTTGCTTTACTAGGTCAACTGACGGGACAACCACAATAGACCTACCGTACTGCTCAACGCGCTGCGACAATGCTGCTGTCACAATGGTCTTACCTGCGCCAGTGGAAATCTCTTGCAAACCCTGCGGCGTCTCTAACGCGCAATTGATGATCTCAACTTGGTAATCTCGTAAGATGATTGGCTCGCCTGCTTTGTCGTGCCAGTCTGGCCAAACGTGATCGCTGTAACTATTTTCATCTACTCGCTCAAACTCAAAGTTAGGCATTGGTTGACGGTTGTCTACAATGTCTACCTCATAACCCTGATCGTGTACAATGGGGAGTAATCTTTCTAGCAAATTTAGATAGCTACGGGCACCTATATCGCAAAAAGATACTTTACCATCCCACCTACCAAGCTTGAACGCTGGTGTATGTCTTGCATATGGCAACAGGAAGCTCAACTCATTGGTGAGCTTTCGTCTTGTTATTACATCAAGATCATGGAATTTTATGTTGACCTCATCAACAATCTCGAGAACAGTTCTTTTCATAACGTTTATTATAACATACTTATCTGGTAAATACAAGAGCTAATACAAAAAGGAGTAGCATGATCAAAGTATCTAGGGGTACCCGTCGGGTTCTGAAGGCTCATCGTAATGTGCTAATGGCAAAGAGTAATGTCGTTGCTGTTGGAGTAGGTGAAGAGACTGTAGACGGTAAGAAGACTGGACGCGAAGCAGTTATTTGTTTTGTGCAAAAGAAGATGCCGCTGGAGACTATTTCGGCGCAGGATATTGTCCCGCAAGCTTTAGATGATGGTGGCAGTCCGGTTGCAACAGATGTGGTCGAGATCGGATTGGTCAAGGCACTAGCAGTAGCGGATCATAGGAGAAAACATCGGCCTATTGTCCCAGGCATTAGCGTAGGTCACTATAAGATCACTGCTGGTACGTTAGGTTTGATTGTAGAGAAAGATGGCGAGGCGCACATCTTATCCAACAACCACGTACTTGCTGATTCTAACCATGCAGCATTAGGCGATAAGATATATCAGCCAGGTCCATATGACGGTGGAAACACAACATCTGAGGTCGCAGTTCTTAGCCATTTTGTTCCTATACATTTTGACACAACTAGCGAAAACTTAGTAGATTGTGCGTTAGCAAGGATCAATACAGCCGTTGTTGTGCCTCCACCAGAGCCACCCGTGGATGAGCCACCTGTGACACCGCCAGCTCCTGGCGACAGTTCAGGCAGAAAGTGGTGCCCACTAACGAGGGCGTTTATTGCGGTTGGTAATGCTGCATCTAAAGCTTTAGGTAGCGGCGTCCGTGTACAGGCATATAGAGTAGACTCGCAAAACACAGTCACAGTAAATGGTGACCAAGTCAACTCCGACCCGCTTGTTGATGCACTAGAACCTATCTCATTTACTAACGAGGTGCTAGACATGGGTGCCATTAGCGGTGATGTGAATTACATAGTGGACGTTGGTGACATGGTTCAGAAGTCAGGTCGGACAACAGGTTTCACACAAGATGAAATTATTGCTACGGACGTGACAGTAGACGTTGACTATGGCGCTGATGGTACAGCGCGGTTTACGAATCAACTTTTGGCAGGACCGATGAGCCAAGGTGGCGACAGTGGTTCAGTAATTTTTAACGAGAATAAGGACGTGGTTGGTTTGCTTTTTGCAGGCAGCGACACAGTGACAATTTTCTGTCCTATTGAGGCAGTCTTTACCAAACTAGGAATTACAAGGATACTATAATGAACGACATGAGAAAACTTTTAGAGTCTGTACGTAGGATTGAAGAGGACAACATTTTTGAGGGCGAGCAGAAACGATTGCGCACTGAAACTGGCACTGCTACATTGATGCCAGATGGCACAATGGTTGTTAACAACAGCGGATATAAGCAACGCCTAACTGTTGAACAGGTTCGTGCGGCTTGGTCGGGAGCAGAAAGACTTCCCTTAGATCCAGAAACTCTTGCTGAATTAAGAGATGAAGGCTTCTCGGAAGAAGATATAGAAGATTCACAAGCGACATACGATGATGATTACGGTTGGTATGACTTTGGTGAAGAATTACACGTTATACCAGACGCCGAAGATTTCGGCTTACGCGAGTCCGCAGAAGAATATACTCCAGAACTTGAGGATGATGCTGAGATCATAGCAGACTTTGTGGTCAAACTACAACGCAGGGGCTTGGAACCTGCTCAAATTGTGAGCATTGTAAAGATCAAGTTTGGTCCGAACGCAGCAAAAGAAGTAAGTGATGATTTTGAAGACGCGGGTGATTTGGAAGATTGGAACAACGCATCATTTACCGAAGACGTAGTTCAGGGGCCCTGGAAAGCAAAAGAAGAATTGAGCGAAAATGATATTCAAATAATTGATTATCTAATAGACGTTATAGATTCTAGTGGTAATCTTATTTCTGCTTCTAGTGCTATAGCTAATAGTCTTAAGGGCGATGTAGACGCAGCCAAGAAAATCGAAGCCACAGTTGATCGTTTTGTAAATGCTAAACCAGATCATTCGTATGCAAAAAAATTAACTAACACGATGCGCGCATTACGTCATGCACTTGACTACAGTGACTTCGGAGATTGGAACGAGTCACTTGATGAAGCTCGTTCAGGATTTACAAGATATAAAAACGAAGTGTTAAAGGCTTTAAACTTGAAAGGTACCTTCACAGATGCGGTCGCCGGCGGGTATCGTGTTAAACTTTGGGTTCCTAGGAGCCAAGCAGCAAAGAAAAGAGATATGGCAGAGATACGCCAAAAGCTTGATGACCTTGGATACACGGATGTTCGAGTTGAGATGAGAGGATTTTCTGATTGGGGTGTGAAGGCATGGTTATGTCTTATCGTTCCTATGAGTTACGATAATCCTGTAAATGAAGCTTGGGGTGGAGGTCCTGTAAATGTCCCAAAGTTTGATACTGAGGAAGAAGCAGAGCGTTTTGTTAGTAGCTTAGGTCCAGATGATACAGTAGAGAATGACGTTGTAAATCCTGAAACTGGTGAGGTTCTGTTTGAGCCTGGTCAGACTAAGCGCACAATGTACAGCGGACAGTATAAGGACGAACAGGGTCGCAGAGATGCAATTGAGCCTTGGGTACCAACAATCTCGGCTGGTCGTACTATCGAGGATGCTTATGACTGCTTAATCTCATTACGCCATGGTGATTTTTACCATGTTGTGTGGAAGAATATTGCTGACCTTGTAGACGAACCAGACCGTTGGATGGACAAGGATTACGACGTTGACTACGAGGTTCCTTATCTTATCAAGCGTAAGGATGGTGAGAAGCTCACACTAGATGATAGGGACAACTTTAAGGAGCTTGAGAGAGCTGTTCTTAGAGCCTCCACAATGCAAAACGTTGGCATCCAATACATGGGTGCTAGTAACGAAGGCACTGTGGCAAGGTTCATGCCTACATTTAATTAAAAAGAAAGGGGCGTTAAGCCCCTTCCTTTATTACCCTTCATATTTTTTCTTTAGTTCCAAATATAATTCATACCTTGCTTTCTCTTGCTGAATCTCTGCTTCGGCTTTACGAGTAGCTTCGTGTTCTTTTGCAATCCGTTTTTGTTCTGCAAGTTTGGCATCTTCTAATTCTCGCCAATTGTCGAGATATAAATATGTCGCTGGGATTGTGTACCACTCGCTACACGCTTCTCCACACCAATATGATGATTCGATATATATCTCACCTTCAGCAATACCATCGGCTTCGATATCGACGTTGTCCAGCGTTCCAGTTCCATATTCTTTCAAATAATCTTTAGCTAATAGTCGTGCCCGTTCTTCAAGGAAATTATATCCGCCAACCGCCGCTATATATTCTTCTTTGCTCATGTAAGACATTTAAGCTACCTCCTCATTGAGGTATTCTTCCAATATTTGAGATAGTTCAACATATACTTCAGTTGGTAATTCTCCAAACGGCAGAGCTAATTTTTTTCTATAGTTAGCTAGATGTTTATAGCCAACTGTCGCATCCATATACTTTGGTAAAAAATATCTTGTATTCCACATTATGTGGGTTAGGTTTGCTGCTAACCCACAATACACATCTTCTCCTTTAGCAGGTGTGAAACCTCTGTCGGCCGGGTAGCCGCGCAACAGATTATAGAGCATGTAGTGTTCTGGGCCGAGCGCCGTAAATTTCGTTTTGGCGTATACACGATCTGCGGTGGAGGGTGCTAGCCAGTACGTAACGTCTACGTCCTCATACCATACGAGTTTGCCGTTGTTGTGGAAGTCCTTCCACGCCTGTCTGAATTTTAAGTAGTCTTCTTTTGTAGCAAAGAACCGTGTCTTCGCGTCTTCGATTTGTAAAGTTTTCATGTTAGTCTCCTAATTTTGTGTTATTGATTTGCGATTGCTTTTTGATGGGTCAATAACAATTAGGGACCACGAATAAAATATACCTACGTCATAATTTTCTCCTTTTGTGTTTTCATTATATATGTATTTATTACTTTGCGTTCCAACGCCTGCGTATTTGCTTGTTAACAATATAGTCCAGTGCTACAAATGTCATAATAATGCCACTAAAGAATAAACCTTTTGCTGCATTACACACGATATTTTCTTTCTTTTTCACTCTACATTTTCATCTGGAGTTTGATTATACGGTGTCATCGTTGTATATTCAAATTCTATGGTGTGATTGGCAATTAAGGGATCTCTTTGGCCATAGTTAAATTCAAAATTATGCGAAGTGACTTCGCCGTCAAATTCTAACATATAACTTGGGGAATTTGCTCCGTCGAGACTATCAATAAATAATGCGGTGTTAGATTGTTCAATCAGCATTATTATTGCTTCATGTAACAATGTATCAACTGCATCTTGCATTAGTGTAATGACCAACCGCTTGTTCTTATAGTCTATCTTAATTATTTGGGCTTGTGTCGTAAGTCGGTCGGCTTGTTCTTTCGCAAGACTCGGAACACGGAGTCTCCACCGATACGGCAATTGGGGTAGTAATATTCCTGACATTTCCATACTTTTATTTATCATTCGATTTTCTGGTATTTTCTTGGTCCTGCTTTTTATCTAAAGGATGTGTGCCTAACGCACGAAACACCTTGCCCCATCGCTTCGTTGTTCTCGGAAGCGTGGCTGTCTCTGCCCACTTCTCTAGCCTTTCCGTAAAACTAATTGCATCCTTCTTCTTCACTTCTATTTTCCTATGTTTGGCGCCCCGTAGAGGAATCGAACCCCTGCATGATGCGATTTAGAAACGCCAGCTCTACCATTGAGCTAACGGGGCTGTATTACATCTCTGGTTGCTTGTACTAACTCATCCAACGTGTCTACTTGTGTAACGCCGTAACGTTCGCACACAATATCCACATTGCCTTTCCTATAAAATCCTTCAGGGCAGCATACAATCATCTTCCCCGTTTTTGCAAACAACCCCAACTCCAATAGCGTTATTGGCGCCTTTGTGTTAGGGTCAAAATACATTAGGATAACTGTCACTCTTTCTAAATGGTGAAGCCCCCATCTCACTTGTTCTGCAAACTGTTCGTTGTCTATGGACTGTGTCCATGTGTTATCCCAATCATCGCGTCGTGGGTTGTAGATTGCTACATCCAAGTCTTTAAACTCTCTCACCATGCGTTCTTGCCAATTATCTGCCTTACCTAATTCAATACTACCAGCAAGGAAAATTGATTTACTTGTGCGATGAATATCTGGTAAGTCGGCTGGTGCTTTAATGTGGATCATAGTATGACTTGCGTAAACAAAACAAACAACGCACCTATTGCGCCGCCTAATACCGTAATTGCAAAATCAACGGGGTCGCTAGTGTGTGTTTGCGGGTGTCTTGCATCAAACTTTTCTTTCCCCCAACCGGCACCGACGACAACCAATAGCGAAATTAGTAACGGTAATGTTAGCATCGTAAGCGATAAAACAATTGCATATCCTATTAGTAAGTGACCTACAGCATCACATCGTAATGCCGTTAAGCGATCATAAATTTCTCTAAACATCGTTGTCTCCTAGGTATTAGCCCGGGGAAATCCCCGGGCTAATTTACTCAGTCATCTTAGACCGGAAGGTCTACCCAGCCCGCAGCAATAGCGCGGTAGCCAGCAGCAACGACAGCACGGGAAGGTGTGCTTAGACGATAAAATGTCTTAGTGCGACCCTTGGTGTCTGTGTGCTTGTTCGCATAGATAGCATAGCCGTCCATACGTAGCGAGCTAATTGTAGCACTAACGTTGCCCACGTCAAAACGTGTCGCAATCTGAGCCTCGGTCAAGCCGCGGTTCGTGTTCTGTAGTGCTTCTAGTACTCTTTCCTTCTTCGTAGCCGTGTTAGTTGTATTCATAGAAAATATTCTCCTGTTTAATGGTTAGCCTTTATTATACTGCATTTAGGATCACTTGTCAAGCACAAGATAAAAATAAACCAAATAAAAAGGCGCCTAGCGCCTCTTTATCTTACACGGTTGTTCTCTTAGTCCAAAATCACCGCGTTATCGAGGTTACTCAGCTTGTAATGCCTGTTGACATTTTCCTGACCAGCAACATACACGTTGCCTGCTTCGATTTTAGACACGGTTCGGAACACCAGACCAGGAGCAAACGATCCCATTGCCTTTGCAACAACAAGTTCCTGACCCACTTCAAACTTACGTCCGCGCTTATCAACCAACTTAGTCATCTTCGTTCTCCTTAGGCCGCAGCCAGTTCACGTTTTGCAATAGTCTTACGGATCAGACCGTTCTTGCTGAGAAGAGTCTCGTCAGCAATCTCAGCCCACGCACCCTTAGTCGAGGCAATCATTGCCAGGTCTGCAACCTTCAACACGGTACGCAGTGACAGTTCGTGCAAGTAGTCCACGTTTTCGTACACGTAGTCAACCACATCCTGCTTCTGAGCCTCAGTCAAGTTATGCTTATTAAGCATGCCAGCACCAACCACGTGCTTCACACGCAAGAGCTTCTCGCGCAAAGAGTCGATACGCAAGTCCATGTAATGTACACGCGACATGATCGCTTCCAAGTGACCAGCGATCTTTGCGCTACGGCAATGATCGAATTTCGTGTTGGTCAGGAAGATGATCGAACCTTCGTAAACAAACGAGGTCGGGATGGGGTCGCCACCTTCGTCTTTGAACACGCGATCCTTCATCCAGCAGATGCGGCGCTTGGGCTTGGTGTCCATTGCAGCCTTCAGCATGTTCAGTTGCAACTCGTCCCAAAAGGCGCTGTCGCAATCATCAAACACTAGTACCTGGCCAGCCTTCTTGTTCTCGTAAAGCTTCTTGTAAAGACCAGGGGCAGACGTGCCGCCAGTCACTAGCTCGTAATGCTCGGGCTCCTGACGGATCACGCGCATCATGTTCTTCTTCTCCAGCGTCTTCTCAACGCCGTAGGACTTGCCGATACCAGCAGGACCAGAAATCACCAGACCGAGGATCTTGCCGTCTTGTGCGGCAGCGGTCATAGTGTCTACGAAGCTAAAGGTCTTCTCAAAGCGATTGATGATTTCCTCATCAGTCTCTTCAAATTCTTCTACGACCTTGTCCTTGCCCTTCGGGGCATGGTACTCGCCGGCCAGCTCGCCGAACATCTCAAAGTCATCTTGTGCGACCTTGACCCGAGCCTTGTCACCAGCGCCTTCAATCGAACCATCATTCACAACAGTAACAAAGCCGCCGTTGACGCCCAGCTTCCATTCTTTAGCAAGCTCAAAAAGCCCTTCAACGGGCTGGTTGCGGTACGTGCCATTAGTGATCTTAATCTGTACAGTCATTTGTAGTCCTTTGTGTTTTGCTTCTCAGTATCATAATTATATGATCTATTTGGTTGGAAGTCAAATCTAAAACATCTTAGAAATCAAAGACATATAAACTAATTTGGTAATTGTAAGGAAATCAAAGACTTACAAAACATCTTTTTCGCTCTGTAAGTCTTTGATTCTATTGCGGTTCTTGTAAGTCGTTGATTTTAGATTTACTGTTTGGACATTATTTTGGTAGGTTGGTATTTAGGTTGGCTAAAAAATCTTCTTTATAGCCCCTTGCGCTTGCCAGTTCCCATTCTTCTTTGTTGCTGCGCCAAACTGCTTGACCGTGGACTTTTAGCCAGCCTGTTGCTAACAATACGTCAAAGTCAAATTTTCTTAATGCATCTCTACACTCATTTAAGCCTGCGCCGGTCATCTCACGCGCAAACTTCACTTTCTCTGCCTGGCCCATGTCTTCTTTATATGATGGTTGCATCGTCCATACCTGCTACACGTAATTTCACAATGTTGTTTAGCTGGAAGTTTTTGCTGTCTAGTGCTTTATGAAAGCCCAGCCATTGATTACGCAACATGGCAAACTGGTTTACAATCATGGAAAGATCAACAACGTCAGGGTCACCGTCAATATACTTTTCAGCATCTCTACTGCTAAGTGCCCGTTGGTAATGTTCAATGAAGTGTCGAAACTTTTCTGATCGTTTCTTTCTTAGTTCAATGTTCAAGAATTCTAATATGGCTTCTATTTCTTGTAACTGGTTGTAGCGTAATTCAACTACGCCAGGCAACTCCGCAGAAATCCTTTCAAGGGGTTTTCCACGGAGCTGCAAGTCGTGTAGTCGAGCATCGCCCAATTCAGTTTCAAAGTAATCCATAGCATCTGGGATATGTGCCATGTCATTGCTTACTTTGTTATACCAGCCTGCCATATTATCGTACTCTAGCCAATCCGTTTTCCATTGCCCTAACAAACAAGAGTGCTCTCGAAGCTGTGCGCGGAACGCGCGCCTTCAATTGCATTGCTCTTGTGTTGACACCAAAGTTCTCAATTAGCAAATTATGTAGCTCAGAAATTATTGCTGGCTGCACAATTTCACCTATTAAAACTTTATCTTGCAATACAGTTGTGCGCATTTCAAGCAGTGTAGCTTTAGCACCTTCCATATCTTTCGCTGTTGCGTGTGTCTTTAAGTCTTCAATTAATTTATGCATTACCAACCTCCATCCTCATCCTCGTCCTCATCCCAGGATCCGAGTCGGCTTTTAATTGCAGCCCTTAGTGCTTTATCTAGGTCTGGATGTACCTCAATGCCGTCAATGAAACCAAATTCATCGCATACTGCTATAACGGCATCTGCTGCATCCATGCGATCCTTTGCACCAATAAACGGCTTTAGTCTTGCCCATAGTTCAATGATAAATTCGTCTTCTGTCATTCTGTCTCTTCCTCTGTTGATTCTTCTGGGTCAACATCGCTATCAGCTTCGTCTCGAGCAGTTACCTTTTCGGTTATATTATACGTTGCTGCTTTTTTAATGCTTACAAACTCTTTCATAACCTTGTCGAGACATCCACCATCATTCTTATTCCATGCCTTCTGGAACTTCTTAACTTCTACTCCATCGACAGGTGAAATATAGATGTAGCTGTTGCCTGATTTTGTTAAAATTCCCATCTCCAATAGCATATCAAACATACCGGAGTATGGATCCATGCCAGTGTCGTAAGGAATATTTATCTTAACCTGCTCAAAAGGCTTCGCATAGCGACTCTTTGTAACTTTACATGCCGCGCGTATACCGTTCACTTTTGAAACCTTGTTGCCATCTTCGTCCAGCTTCAGTTTCAGTTTCTTCATTGCGACTACAATGCTTGAGGCATAGATGAATCCTTGTCCACCGCTGATCTTGTCGTCAGGATCAAACATATCCTGCGAGGCGTATGTGTGATTCGTAGCAATAAAGCCAATGTTCCATTGTGCAATTCTTGCGACAGTTGCGCGAACCAATGCAGCTAGTGCCTTCGGCTTACGACCCATGTCACCTTTCATATCACCGCGTTCAAACTGTGCTGTGTCTGTTGGAGTGGATAGCATACCTAGCGAATCAACAACAAACATAACTTTTGGTCGGTCTGCTTGGTCAACGCTTGCATACTGCTCTTTGTAGTCTTTAATGAATTCATGCACGATGCTTGCAACTTCATCTACCATGCTAATACTTATACGCATTAGCTTGTCTTCGGCGGTGTCTACACCAACAGCCTTCAGCCATGCCTCATCTAGTGCATTTTCTGAGTCAAGCAATATGACAAAGATGCCTTGTGCTTGTGCGTTGCGCACAAGATTTCCTGCTGCTATGTAGCTCTTACCTGCGCCAGATTCACCAGCGAAACAGGTTACCTTACCGAGGGGGATTCCGCGGTCGAAATCGCCTGAGATAAGATAGTTTAGACAATAGTTGCCTGTACTGACCCATGTGTCGGGATCGTGAAAGCCCGCGCTAATGCCGTCAATACTTTTCGTAATATTCTTTCTAAATTTAGTAGGGTCAAATGGTCTTGACATGATATAATTCTCCTGTAATAAAAGTGGGGAGGGGTTACCTCCCCACTACACTCACTTAGCTATTAGTCTGGCGACTCTTCAGTCGAGCTAACATATCCTTCACCTTATCGTTAGGGGCTGTTTCTGCTGGAGCCGTAGTGACTTCAGCATCTACTGCCGCTTCTGGTGCCGGGGTTACAGGAGCTGGTGCTTCTGCTGCTGGCGCTGATGCCTTTACTGGCGCAGCTGGAACAGCATCATCTTCTTTCCACTCTAGTCCGTATGGACGATAGTAATTAGCCCACTTAGCTGGATCATACAGTTCACCGGCCAAAGACGCTTCAAACATCTCACGGATTGCATTAATGCCGTCAGCCGTTGGGCGTGCTGGCATCCAATCTTCAAGTTTGAACAAACCAAACTTTTCGAGCTGCTCTGCTTGTTCTTCGCTTAGAGCTGTTTCCTGTCGCGCCCACTTAGACGTACTGTAATCGCTGTATTCGCCTTTCTTTGTGCGCTGAATACGGAAGTCAGTACCGTTTAAGTAGTCCGTCGGTGAATTCAACATATCAGGATCACTTAGCGACTCTTTAATAATGTTAAAGATCTGTGGTCCGATGATGAACCTACGGATTGGGTTCTCGGGAGCTGCTTCGTTTAGTGGGTCTTGGTTTACAAAGCCTTGGAAGAAATATGAACGCTTCTTCCAATAACGCCTTGCTGTTTCCTTCATCTCAGTATCATTCCACCAAGGGCGGATTTCTGCTGTTACTGGGCAAGTGTCGCCCCACATCTCTACGCATGGTACTTTAATGGTGATAGACCTATTCTCGTCTCCACCCTTCACACCTGCGAATGTGAGATTAATCAACTGCCTTTCCTTCCAGAAAAAGACGTTATCTGGATCGGCATCAGGTAGCAAACGAACGCTTACGCTTTCGCCGACTGGGATGTTCCAAAAGGGGTATGTCAAGGAAGGTTCGTTACTCCGGGCTCCGCCTGCCCTCTTATCTTCCATTTGCTTTAACTTCGCGCGGATTTCTTCTAATGTTGCCATGATTGGTATTCTCCTATTTATATTTCCAAAATGCGTTCCTTGGGTGCCCTACAACAACTGCATTATGTCTGTTGCAAGTTTTTTAGGTTACTGTATAACGCATTGCACTATTATACTATACCCTAAGCAGTTTGTCAACAATAAATTCATGTTTTTAAAAGAATTATTATCAACTGTTTTATTTATCACTCACAGAATAATAAGGCCGTAAAAACGGCCTTAAAAGTATAGTTTTATTTTTAGTCTTTTAAAAGAATAAATTCCAAAGTTGATCTATAATTACACCGCTTACAAAAGAAACACCAAAATACTTCTTTGCCCATGCCCATAATATAGCTTGTCTTACTTTGATCCATGCACTCTTTACTTTATCCATGTCCATAATTTTATTTCCTAAAAATATCGTCGGATGTATATTTGTCTAATTTTGCTGCTAGAGATTCTGTTAAACCTTCAATTACGTCACCACATTCTTCCACTTCAACTTCTGTCTCATCTTCCTCATCAACTTCCTGTGCGTTTTCTAGCACGTTCTTGATGATTGTCTTTTCAAACTTGTTTAGCTCGTTGCCTTCAATTAGCTTGCCAGCAACACGGTTCATAAACTTAGACAAGTCATTTTCGGTCACTGCGCGTTCTGCTATGCTACGTAAGCGATAGCCCATCTTTTGGATTGGGTTGTCAAACTCTAACACATCGGCTTCCGATAGTTCGGTTGTGCGCTTGACCAGGAATGGCGTCTTACTTGTCTCCACAAGCTTATCTTTCCATGCTTGTTTCTCTACTACAAATTTCTTAACCAAGGGAAGTACCTCACTCATTTTTTCGTCAAATTTTCTAACGGTGAACAATTCTTTTAATTCATCTGTATCTTCGTCTATAGCACCTTCAGATTCTTTGATGCTTTCCTTTACGCTGTGGTATGTTTTTGCGCCAGTTAGCTTACCTAGCTGCCGTTTCAAATCAAACACATTTTCTCTGACCAATGCTACAACGTCTTCGCTGTTCTCGTTAATAAGCTTGTTAGTCTTTGCATAACGCATAAACTCATTTAGCTTGATTAGGTTGCCTGAGGATTCAATAATGTACTGGCCGATAACGTCCTCAAACGAACCACCTTCGTGCATATGACGAGCCATTGCTCTTGCACAAGGTAGGCAGTTATGAGGGAAGCGGCGCCGCTCACCGTTCTGCTCCAGGAAGATAGCACTAATGCGACGGCTACGGGATCCGCGCACATCTTCGTCAACAGCAGTACGGTGGCGGGCCACAATCTTTACAGACTCCAAGGTCTGGTAACTGGTTTTGGTGCTGCCATACATTCTCGATAGGGCGGCTTCGCTTAATTCATCCATATCTTTACCTTTATCTTTATATTGTTTAGCTTGGTACGCATAGTCCTTAGGCGTAATTTGCTGTCCAAAGACTTTTACTTGGGATTTCAACATATACGAAGTAGCTAGATTCTTCAATTGTTTCATTATAGAAGCAAGAGTATCTAGATCAATGTGCTTATTTTTATTAAGTTTGATTTCGCGGTTGTCTTCATCTACTGTAACCATATAGTTTGGTTCAGCTACAAAGAATCTGCGGGCTTCTTTGGGGTCGCTTGTCTCACGACCATCTGGTGTGAACATAACGATCTTATGACCGTGGCCCTTGATTATAGCAAATACTTTTTCGGAAACTTTATCGTAGTTAATCATTTAGTGCGCTCCAATATATTGTATTTATCTATTTGGCTAAATAATGATGGGAAGCGGAGCCTCACCTTCCTCCTCAAACATGCCACCCACATCACCACTCATTACGGACTGTGTCTCATCGTCCCACGTAGCAATATGCTGTGCCATTCTAACCAATATAAGCATTGCTGAGATTAGATCATCAGTTTCGCCTACGTTAGCTTTATATGTGTTGCCTGTAGCAATAAAATACTTTAGTTCGTGTATTAGATTCTTGCTATAAATCTTTAGCTTGTCTTGTTCGATCAGCGTCTTCATCTTCGTACATGCTTCAAGCTTCGTTGTGTTCGTAGTGAGATAACCTTTTCTCTTGTTTCTATTAGCAAGGTTCCTGTTTGGATCATGCATAAACGTGCCAGGGAAGCGTTCCTCACCTGTGTCACGTATAACAATCAACGCACCTTCACCTAAGCTATTTGATTCTACAGTCCAATACAATTCTGATTCTGGAGCCCGTTCGCGTATCTCTAGCAGCATAGCACGTAGCACCTTGACCTGATCTTCAATCAGTGTTTGGTTGTTTTGCCATTCCGCAACCTGCTTCATTGACGGTAACTCCAACACCTCAATAGCAGCATTATCGCCACCAGTTCCCATTGACGGATCAAGTGCGAGGCAGTATGTTTTGCCATTGCGGATCTTGTCGTACCAGCGTACTTGTCCTGTCTTCTCAATAGGATCAATGCCGCTGCCACTTAGCAACGTTAGTTTAGCGGAACTAATGAGGGTCTCGGAGAAGGACACGAACATGCACTCATGCTCTCGTTGGAAACGTTCCTCACCAATCTTGTTGCGCTCAATGCTTGCCCATGCTTCATCTCGATCTGGATGTGCTGTCCAGTCTGCATAGTAGCCTTTGAATCCATTTGCACCAATACCCGTGTCGTTACCAAACTGATCCAGTGTCTTTTGTGAACCGTACCAAATCTCAGCAAACTGGTCATCGTCAACGTTTGGTGTTGAAGTGATGATACACTTACCACCTGTTGACAAAGTTGGTGAAATTGAGGTCCAGAACTCACGCGCAATACGTGGTGGCACGAACGCAAACTCATCCAAGTACACAAGCGATAGGGACATACCACGACCAGTCTTCTCAGTAGTAGCCTGTGCCACAATACGTGAACCGTTGTCGAATGTCATGCTGCCTTTGTTGTATTCTGATCCGCCAGCTCGTATATGGTCGGGAATTGACTCATAGCAATAACGTATACGCTGCATAATTTCACTTGCGCCGCTGCGTTGGTGTGCCGCAATGAGGATTGTTGAATCTGGGACAAACATAGCGTACCATAGCAAATAGCCTGCGGCTAGTGTCGTCTTACCAAGCTGGCGACCAATCATTGCTATGGATGATCTGTAGTTGTGGTATACTTCGCACAACTCAATTTGGTAATCGAAAGGATCGAACTTCATACGACCTTTAGTGGCGTGCTGTATGTACATGAAGTTAGACATAAAGTACATAGGACCATTTAACGGGTCACTACATTTAGCTAGTTCATCTAGCATCTCGGGCGTATAAGATACTAACGCTCCGGGTTTCTTTACAAATTTATTATCTGTGTACATAATAGTATTTATCTAAAAAGAAACACACCTTTCATAATAAAGAAAGGGGCATTGCCCCTTTCTTTTTGATACGCTCACATAATTTGTTATCGGTTCGGATACTTTTTCTTGTATGCTGCTGAATTCTTAATTTCGGCGTCCCTTGCATCTGCTGCGCTTAGTTTCTTAGGTGCTTTCTTTTTCGCTGCAATATCTTTCCTTCTTTGGGTAGCAGAAACGCTTTTGTTTGACTTTCTAATAAACGTTGACATTTCGTGTGAATATCTATTTAGCACTTCCATTCGATCTTCAAATTGCGAGGGTGACTCCGACTCTTTAACCCAGCCAACAAGTTTCTTGAGATATTGTGCGCGTCTATTAAATGCTATCACACTTGATGGATGCTCGCTAACCAACGTATTACGAACATCTGCAATCCATGTATCAATCACACTGTCAGACATATTAGCACAGAAGTCAGTATATTCCTTCTCTATTGCCTGTTCCATCATCTCTTGCTCTAGGCGTTTGAAATATGGGAGTTTTGCAATAAATTTATACGTTGCAGTCCTTATATACTCTAGCGCATCATTGCGCAGAGCCTCTAGCGCGTTGGCCATATCGCCTTCAACTAGATTTTTTTTTCGATCTGCTTTTACGTAGTCGGCATATTCTCTAATATATTTTTCGTGTAATTCGCTTGTTGCTTCATCTACTTTTACACTAGTATACATAGGGTTGTCGCCATGCTTGGCTCCGCCTGGACCAGCTTTGCGTGTTGGTGAGGATGTAGCACCCTTAGGGAAATAATCCTGTCCATCAGCAGTATGTTGGTCTTCGTAGCCGTTGCCGAGGTCTTCTTCAATTTCTTCTTCCTCTTCGTTAAAACGATATCCGCTCCTTGCATACTCATCTTGGAAATCAAATTCATCAAAGTCTTCGTCGTCGCCAACGTCAACAATACGGTCATCAGGAGCATCGAACTCGTCGTCTTCTACAGTGTCGTACTTGCCCCTTGGCTTTGCTTCTTTAGGGCTGGCTAGATAATCTTCTTCTACTTCAAAATCATCTTCGCGCACTTCCTCTACGTTCTCGTCACCTGGCGGGAACTTGCTAAGAAACTTAGCAGGTGCACTTTTACAACGCTTTGTAAATTCAAGCATAGTTGTTGAAGAACGCAAGTATTCGTGTAGTTCGTCGAGTGCGCCGTGCATAGCTTCCGCTTTTGGGTGTTCATCTGGAATCATTGATCCAAGCTGATCTATAACATTCTGTGACTCGTTTTCGATAACATCTTTTATAACATCTTTGCCTGCGAGGCCGCTTAGTGCGTCTGCCATACGCGCCCGAATGTTAAAACCTTCGCGCACTTCCTCTACGTTCTCGTCACCTGATGAGAATGGGGACATTGTGCCTTCCTCATTATGTAGGCCAGCAAGCTTACGTAGATCATATAAATCCTTGTCCATATCATTTTCCTCAATTGCATCGCGGCTGAAGTTAGTAGCTAGTTCGCGTTGTTCTCTTGATAGTAAATCTTCTGATTCAAACTGGTCGAAATCAGGACGCTTAAATTCACCAGTTACATCCTTCAAACCATGCTCACATGCTTCGCAGCCTTCTCCAAAGCAGTCTTGACAGACTTCGTAAGAGCCAGTGTGCTCGTTATCGTCGGAGTCAAATAAACCTTCGATGATCTTCCGCATTTCTCTAATATCTTTGCTCATTTACTTCTTACCGCCTAGCACACTAAAGCCGCCCTTCTCACCAACGTCATCCGCTGCTACGCCTGCACGATCTGTAGTCTGCTTAGGCATTAGTGGATTTTCGATGATGGTTGGCTCGCGTTCATCGCGCTCATCTGCAAGCTCTTTTAGGAACTTGTCGTTATAGGCTTTACCGTACAATGGCTTTTCACCATCGTCTTCGTATTCTGTGCCCATAACTGGTTTGTAATTGGCTTTGAATGTTGGGTCAAGGCGTGCCAGCATTTCTTCTGTGTACGCATCTCGAGGATCCTTTGCATTATATACAGCAATGCCTTGTTGGTTTACACCAACCTTATCGCACAAATATACACGTAGCATATCTGACGCTGCTGGATATCCTAGCACGACTTCGACAATATGTACTTCTGTATTACGCACATTTGGGAAGTCCAATGGGTTCTCTTGGATTGGTGTGCTTTTCCACGCACCAATTGACCGTAGGTCATACTTAGTCAACGCCTGTTCAAGCGCATCCTTCATATCACTCGTAAACTCATTTACAGCAAACTTGAGTTTATATGTATACTCTTTTGCTGATTCCGTTAGATAATAATCTTTAAAATTTTTGCCCATGAAAAGCATCCTCGTTTTATATCGTAGTATTTATCAATTACGCAAGAAAAAGGCGAGATTTATCGTTCGCGAATATGTTTGAGCAATTCGTTGCGGTCGAATTCAGCACCTGAGGATGTTGGGTCTGCGACTCCGGCGGGGTGGCTTCTCTTGACATCTAAATCTAGTTTTGCCTTCTTCAATTGTAGCTCAACCATTTTTATTTTGCGATTGGTTTTAGAGTCCCTCGCTTCCATTGCTGTCTTTAGCATGGTAGCAGCGGCTTCCATCATCTTCGCAGCATGAGCATCGTGGCTGCTAAGTGCCAGTTCCTTACATTCTTCGTACGTTTCAAATGCAGCATCAAAGATTTCGTCCATCTCTTTGTCGTGCATGTGGAGGTCGCCAACAGTCGCTAATGCGTGTTCAATTTTCTCAGTAACCGTAATGGCGTTCATTACTTCCGATTCAACATTGGTTGTTGGTTCGGTTTCAGGTTCATCTTCTTGCATTGGGGCAAGGTCAAATACTTCTTCCAGTCGCTTTGTCATACTAGTATTTATACACTTTTATCTTTTGTGGTTCACAAAAATGTCACTTTCATTGATAATCTTGAAAGTTAGACCGTGTTTTTTGCACCAGGATGCCGCAGCTTTCCATTTAGCAGCATTGATAGCGAGACTTACTTTATCGTAGCGGGATTTAGCTTCCGCTACAAATGTTTGTGAAGCTGGTTTGACCTCAATCAGTTCTTGATGACGATTACCCTTGGAATCTTCATACACCATCAAAAAGTCAGGCACGTACATGCTGCCTTTGCGTGTTACAGGATTCAAATATGGGATTCGGATGCTCTCACTTGCCCAGCTAATAACGCTAGAGTGCTTATCCGCCATACGCATAAACGCAAGCTCCCATGTGCTGCGATAGACGATAGGATATGTACCAACATATTTTCCGGGGTTTGTTGGTGTGAATTTTCCGTTTAGTGCTTTACGTCTACTAGCCATTACGGGATCAAATACCTTGATCGTAGGCTCAATGAATTATCTACTGCAACTGAACCTGATAATTGGTTTGTCGAATCACGCAGTTGGTTGATGTATTTATATGTCTCAGCGGATAGCAATGAAAGTTGGCTGCTGTTGGTGCTCTCAATTAGAGACATTACGCTAACGCCTTGTGCTTTTGCAGCGTCAACAAACACCAGTGCCATAGCCTTTGCAGCTAGCGGTGATGCACCGAGGCGTTCTAAGTGGCCTAGTGCTGATTGGTAGTCGTGTATATTTACGGATGCTGGTGTAAGGCCCTTTGTTAGGAAGCGTTGTACGTCTGCGGCCATAGGTGTTTCGCCACCTTGGCCATCTGAAACTAGATTGGAAAGTTTTCCGCCTGCTTGCTGTGCCTTGACACCTGCGCCAAAGAACCGTACTAACGATGTGCTGACGCGATTAACGGTCATTATCCACCACCGCCACCTGTACCGCGTGTTGGTGGATCTTGGGATGCGTTTGGTGTAGCTTCCGATGGTGTGGTTGTTGTAATGCCGCTAACTACGCTAGTCACCGCACCAGACACAGTAGACTGGAAATTATTTCGGGCAGTATTGTAAACGCTGCGGCTAATTTGATTCGCCGTGGTTCGTAATGCCTGCACTGGGTCAGGATTGAGAGATACCGTGCCTCCGAAAATGCTAGCGGATACTACTGTGCCAATGGCATCTGGGATTGCTCCTACTATGCCGCTAATGGAATCTTCAACTCTTGCTACGTTCTCTTGTCCTATAACTCTCGTAATTGTTGATCCGAGAGGACTAGAAAGGAAATTATCCACACCCGCAAAGTTTGTTGAAGAGGTTCCGTCGCAATTGACAGTTGGTAGTTGTGGCTCTGGTGATCCAAGATCACGACCGTTCACTGGGGTTCTGATGGTTATTAGGTTCGCCATCTCCCAGAAGTCTCCGTACTTATAACGGTCTAATTCGTCAGCGTTTAGCGGTTGATTCACGTTAGAGTAAATTACGTCTTCGTATTCAAAATCCATACTCATTTGTACTAAGCCAGACACATCTTCATAGTCTAGTGTATCGTGTGTAAACTGCCTAATACGTGGACGAATTATAGTTGTGCGGGAGAACCTACCGCCGTGTACTTGGTAAATGTCAATACTTTCTATTAGGTATTTGTTGTCACCAACACGCGCTAAATTATAACCAAAATTATCATTAAACTTGTCAGTAATAATGTCGTTTAAGAATTCAGTACGTTCAAGTCGGCGACCATCTGAGCCAGCAGTCTTTTGTTTTGCTAAACCGTCTTTGAAATAGTATTCATAATACATTTCCCACAGTCGAAGGGTTCGACCTTCGACTGAATCATGGAATGTAATTGTGATGGGATTAAAGTTTAATCGTTTTTGCGATATGCGTTTCTTATTATACTGGTTTAGTATATCAGTGTCCATTGTCATTGACGGCATTATAATGGATTTGACCATTGTAGATACCATGCTTTGATCGGCGTCTGTTAAAAAGCTCCTTACAAACTCTCGTACTTCTCTGTTTTGATCAAAGTTAACACGGACAAAGAATTCAAACTTATGGCGAGGCGTCCCATTGCTGAGATCTGATTTATTAAGACCAAAGGCTTCAACAGCATGATGGGTGTCGCGTAAGCGAACCGTTTGCCCAAAGATGCTGCTGAAGATGCCCTCAAACTGCGCCGCCATATTAGGCCCCTAATTAACCTACGGTTGTGCCGCCAGTAAAGCCATCCAATATATTCGGCATTGGATCACCACCGACTGTTGTACCATCGTTATCATTCGGACCAGATAGTAGTGTTGCGTTGTCATAACGAACCGTTAATTGCAACTTCATGTATTCAGCACCACTCTCATAGTTATACTCATTAGCAACTACGTTAGTTAAGAAGCATCCTGTTAATTCCCAAGACTCTAATTCTTCAGCGTTTGTGCCATCTAACGTATGAATCTGCATACCAAACTTATAGTTCGTACCAGCAACTGGACCAATCTGTTCGTAATGGTTCATTTGACGCTGTACCTGAGAATATACGGCAGATGCAATAGCACCTGTAATATCGTCCCTAACTACTAGGTCAATTGGTTGCCAGGCATGCTTACCCATTACATATGCAATGGAGTTGTAAGAATGTACTGCGGCTTCCTCATGCGTTATGGAAGGCCTTACAACAGACTGTACGTTAGCTGTAAGCTCGCGAAGATTATTATTAGTTCCAAAGTTATTAAAAATAACGCGGAAGCGATATGCCATTCTTGGCTGTAGCATACCTTGCTTGACGCCATCAAGTGGCACGCCAAATTTACTTAAATCACCCATCTAAATGTTCTCCTAATTGAACAATTGTGTATTTACTAATTATTTATCACTTTCTAGCAATTTTTATTCCAGGCATAAAGAAAGCGACATAAAGCCGCTTTCTCTATTCGTGTGAGCCCAATAATTAGGCTAAGCTTTCACCTGTATTACGAATCCTTATTGGAATGTAAATGAACTCAACTGCCTTGACTGGCTGTATAGCAATGTCAATCCATAGCTCGTTGCGGTCGATTCTAGCTGGTGTGTTATTTGATTCATCACACACTACTAGGAACGCATACAGACCACGGAGTGTTACAAGTTCAGCTAGGAAGCTATCGAACTGTGCCTTAACAGCATCGCGCGTTGTGGTATCATTTGGCTCAAATAGGAATGGCTGACCTAGTACCTCAGATTGGAACCTAACAAAGTTAGTCAACCTAGCTACATTGATCCTATCCAATGCCGATTCAACTGGATTACGTGTCTTTTGACCATATACAACTAGTCCGCGACCAGAGATATAAGCAATTGGATTCACCTTATTGGTGTACAATACATCTCTCTGACCTTGGTTTAGTGTAACTGGTGTGTACTCGTCTTCACTTGTTAGGTAACCAACGCTTGCAGCGTTAGAGACTAGACCGCGTGAGAAGCCAGCTGGAGCAAACCACTGATATGCAACCTGGTCGTTATAGGCCATTGTGCGTAGTACAATGTGGGATGCTGGTGCAACCACTTCGCTGCCGTCAACATTTGCTGTCAAGCACGATGGGTAGTAGACACCTAAGTAAGCACTATTGGTTACCAAACCATCATCGCCTGTGCTTGCAGCATTGTTAGCATTTGTTGCCCAATTCTGCAGGTCAGTTGTGTTTGAGGATAGGTGGAATGGTGAGTCACCAATAACGAACGCTGTCTCTTTACGATCTACGTTCAATGCAAGCATCTCGTCCATTAGCTCTGGGAAACCAGGAGCAGCAATTAGGTTAAAGAACACTGTCTCAGCGCGGATATCTTCATTGGAAGCAATTACGCTTGCCATTGCATCAATCACAATACGCTTCACTGCGTCTTGACCCATATATGGGCTACCGTCGGCCTGTAAGCCACTTGCCGATACCCAGCGGTCTACGTTAGCTGATGAGTATGTTGTTGCGTTTTGTGTCCACACCTTAACATTACGACCGCTTGCGCGTGTATTAAATAGCAATGTACCAACTGGGTATGCAGCAGGAAGCGGCGCATCTCCATCTAATGTAGCCGTAGATGCAGCAGTTCCACTACCTGGAACATTTGCAGCGGCGCGAGCATCAGCAAAAATGATACCGTTTGGAGTAGTTTGATCAGCGTTGTCGATCAATACCCACTCGGTGCTCGCAAGGACATACCTACGTATTACCGGATAACCAGTTAGTTGATCTGTTTCAACCCATAGCTCATCACCTGCTAGTGCAGTTCCATCTAGCTGTGTTGTTGGTTCATCGGATTGTACAAGAATCAAATTAGGATCAATGTCATTCCATGCTGAACCAATCTTCTCCATTATGTCAACCGTAAAGCTAGGATCATACCAGTATGTTCCGTATGCTGCGGTTGTTGTTGGAGCCGTTAAACTTACAGCTAACGTTGAGTCATATGTAGCTAACTCGACCATATTAGACGCTAGTACGCCAAGGCCACCAGAACCTGTATAAGCTACAGCACCTACACAAGCGGTTGTCAGACCCATATCTGTAAGAGGAGTTCCAACACCGTTATATAAATAAATATCTTCACCTGCTGTGTTAGTTAATACTATAGCACCATTAGCAGATGTCTTACTTGCGACTACATTAGCTGGTGGTGTTGCATTGATTAGTTGAACTAACTGGTCAATAGTTTCGTCACCAGCCAACGTAATGATTTGGCCGTTTATATAAAAAGTATCAGAACCAGTTAATGTACCTGTTGTAAAACCAGTTACTAAGCCAGTTATTGTAGTTGTCGATTGACCGTTGTGACGGTAAAAAGTTAATGTTGCTACTGGAGTTGCAGTCTCACCAGTATGATCATTATACAAACCAATTAATGTCCCTGCTGCTACAGAACTACCAGCATTAGCGGTGTAAAAATTGGCGCCGCGTCCATCGCCGCCGCCTATGCTATATTCATACCAAGTAGGTGAGGTTTGTGTCACAAACTGACCTAATGTCGAATCCCACATCTTAATAGACGTACTTAATCCAGCGTTTGGTGTTGTGGTCTTAACCCAACGATCTTGAATACTAGGTGTTGGAGTCGGAACAGACGTATGAGGGGAAACAAACACAGAACCAGCAGTATTCACTACCGACCAAGCATCGCCACCAATCATAAGCCAGGCGCCGCCAAGGCGTTCAAAATATGTTATTGTAGAGGTAGAAAATGAATCATTAATAGCAGCCAAAAAATCACCATTAACAAATCCTGAGGACGGTAGTGTGTCACCGTCGTTGACTACACCATCGTAAAACGTTACTGTCTGCTCTTCCCAAACACCAGTACTGGTAGCAGAGTTCCAAGAGAACAAACCAGGGACAAAGTTATTCATGTCAACCCAGTATGTGCCATTAGCTGGATCACCAGCAGGCTCAGTTGCAGTAGGTTCTAGTTCAGCAAGGTCAACGTCTGCACGTACTACGTATGCTCTGTTAGCAACGCCTAAATACGAGTATGCAGCTAACAAGCCGTACTCATTTAGTGCATAACCATGCTGTGAGGTTCCACCAACTTCATTGAAGTCTGGGTTACCGAAGGTCTGTAATAGCTCTCTTTGACTACTAATCAAAAATAAGCTGTCTGCGCTTGCAGCAGTTGTGCCGGACGCCACGGCTGTACCGTCTGGCGTAGCCTTATCCTGCTTTGTCGCAATAAAAATCATTGGGACTGTACCCGGTCCTGCTGAAGAGTAAAAACTCTCGTCGGTTACCGTTACACTTACTCCTGGGCTAACAATCGTTGCCATGTTGTACTCCTATTATTAAGAAATCCTGTTACAGGTATTTATCAATACATCATGCAAAAGGGCGTGTTATAAACTTCTAATTTTCGACTATCGCTTGTATAAGCTGTTCAAAATTTGTTTTGACAACTTCTTGGGCTTTTTTATCGTCTCCTAATTCGTTAACCATTTTCTTATAAAAATATATTAGGTCTTTATAGATACGTTCAGTTGTGGTAGAACTGTAGATTCCTACTTCTGGATCTGCATATTCATTTCCTTGATCTTGCTCATCTTGTTGTTCTTGTTCAGCTTCTTGGGCTTTTTTCTGAATGGCTCCCATACCATTTGTTTGTACCGCGTGTTTCATTACTGCTTTGATGATGCCTGGGACTTTATCGCGTGGGACAAATGGTTGGTCATCCTCAAGATTTTCTAAAACGAGAGTACCTTGATTCAAACCGTGCCACATAGATTCTAACGATAGGTTATCGCCATCTTCGGAGTTCTCATCAAAATTGAACCCGTACTGGAAACCCGCTGCCAATTTGTCGGTTTCATCTGAAACTTCCGCACTCACTTTTTGGTTTGCTATCTTATTTAGTATGACATCGCCACTCTTGCCGTATCCTTGATCATAGAAAAACTTCTTCAAGGTTGCAAGATCAGTTGTCCAGTTTGCTTCAGGGCCTTCCTCATCTAAATCTTGTGCTGATTTAGCAAATGGACGAAAAGCCCTATACAATCTGTTCATCTCGGACTCGAGTGCATCTTGAGCACCCGCTTCACTACGAGATTGTTTGCTTATAGGGTTTAGTTTGCTGGCTTTAGTTTTTAGACGAGTCTTCCAATCGACCATATCTGCTTCAAGCAAATCGGTAATTGGCTGCTCGTGGGATAAATCTTGTATTCTCATACAAGTATTTATCTAAAATAATTAGAATCCGTACTTGTTTACGAGGGTTTGAACCGCTAATTCTAAGTCTTCTAACGTGCCATCATTGTGTATTACTTCGTCTGGCGTAGTATTTACCCAAGACCATTCGCTTGCATGGACGTTAGAATACATGGTGTCCATCATGTCTATAGCTATTGGACAACCGTCGCAAGCGTCCATTGCTGTAGTCCACCATTCGGGTTTCGGGCCGCGATCCACACGTATTACAATGCCACCAGCTTTCCGTATAACAGCAACCTCGTTGGGAAAACGTGCATCGCTAATTACAAGACCTGTTTTAGGTGCCCGTCTAAGCAGGCTCAGTACCCAAATATCTTTGTGGAAGTGGTTTCGCATAACATCTGTGCCCATTAACTGTAACGCTAAACGTGGACTAAAATTTGGTATGCCTAATTTATCTGACCACCATTCATCTGTTTGCTCACGCATCACCCTATGTTCAGCAGTCTTGCCTTCCAACATGGCGCGGTCCCAGCAAAAGAGTGTTGCGCACATATCTTTTAACGTGCTTGCAAAACTATCTTGATGAAAATTGTGGTTGTTGTGCAGAATTTCTGCAACGGTGTTTTTGCCTGATCCTATTGATCCAAGTATTCCTATAATCATGTTGCTATTATACAATACTATCTGAGGTTTGTCAAGTCCGTTCCCAAATTAAAAACAATAAAATTATAGATAAACACACACCACTTATGCTGCCGTACCATGCAAACCAGAATAAGATGAGGGTGCCGATGGCAATTAGGATCATTTAACCAATGCGGAAAGGTATGCCGTCTCGCCCAGTTACAAAGTTCAATAGCTCTTGTTCTAATCTTTCCATTTCTGCTGTAGCATCTTGTTTTAGCTCATTGCCGTTTAGCGTAATCGAGCCGCCAGGACCAGGTAGGCCACTCGGGAATTTACTACGGGCTTCGCCTAGCATCTGCTTACACTTAGCCAGTGCAAAATCACGCACCCAAGGGCCAGTGTAGTCATCAGTTAGTATAATATCTGTCGGTTTGCGCATCCAAACCTTAGCTAGGACGTCTTCTTCTGCTTTAGGTCTGCGAACTAGACTCAGTTTGTGGGTTGAAGGTTCCCACATAAAGTTTAGTTCAGAACCAAACACCCTACCAATCGTCTCTTGGTATTGGGCAAAGAAGTCCCACGTAGCAAGACCACCTGTGCGGCCTGCTTGTAACAAATAGATGTTTGAGAACGCTGCCTCAAACGGATCAAAGTTTGTGCCGCCAGTGGAGTTAGCACCAACGCCTCTGCGATATAGCTTTTCTACTTCCTGCACTTCGTCAGGCATGGTGTATACGTCTACGTCAGGTTGCATGGTGAAGAAAATATGAGATTCTTCTACGCCGCCTGTTGTCCTTTGACGGACACGTTCTACAGCCATATCAATAGCTAGATCATAATGCTCTGCATCTAGCTCAACCTCAACCATTTGCCCACCCAATAGTAGACGAATCTGACTGATTAATTTTGTTCTCGGTGTAATTGTAGCGGACATAAATACCTCGTTCTGTTACAGGTATTTATCATTATCCATGCAATTACGGGCGGCTAATTGTGCGGTCTTGGTCGCGGGGTGTCGTCATTGTGACGGTCACGTGGGACTCGACGAGGATGCTTTTTGGGTGGTGGAGGTGGGGGTGGCACATGGCGGCGAGGTGGTGGGTGACGCGCTGGGGGTGGAGCAGGTGGCGGCACGTGGCGATATGGTGGCGGAGGGTGGCGTACAGGTGGTGGTGGCGGTGGTGTATGCCTGATTGGCGGTAGATCATAATAGCGGTGATGGACGTAATTCGGTGGGGCATAATAATAGCGGTAGCCCATATCACCGTACACTCTGTAACCATTGTAGTATGAATCGTTATAATAGCCTAAGGTATAATGAATGTATCCTGTTGGATGAAGATGTGAACCGTATGAATGACCTGCGTGGTAATCTACTACGGTGTATTCCCAACCTGCACAACCTGATAATGTTAATAATGCAAGAGCTATAAATAATTTACGCATGTCCTTCTCCTTATGTTCTACTATTATTTACCATTATAGTAGCATAGAATTCCTTAACGTAACCTTAACAGGTGCTCTTATTTATGGAAAAGTTTACTATATCTTTTTTGGCGATTCTGCCTTTTTCTTCGAAGAAAATATAGCTGCTTTTTGAATCTAAAAACTTGTCAACAAACACTGTTCCATCCTTTAGCTTGATGCGAACACGCTTTCCTTTGTACGTTGACGAGTGGGTGGTCATTATTGTGTCCACCCACAATCTTCGTCAACCATTGCGCTTGTTTTATCGACCCAAGTTTCCCAGGATTCTATCTGCTTCGCGGTGCAAATTATTTCACCAGTGAGGCACACGTTCAGATTACGGATCATCGTCTCTTTCATAAATTGTGATTGCTCGCACCTAGTCGTTGGACGGGTGTAACCGGAGCTAAGTTCATACTCGAGAGATGCCTGAGATACAAGCCACACCAGACCAATCAATGCCGTCAGCACAAAACCACCCAGTACCACATTATTACGGGTTGTAAGCTTGTGTGGTGTTTCGTCTGGCTTATCTTTACTGCCCACAATGCTCATCCTTATCAGACCAACGCAGGTGCAAATCAAAAATAGAAAAACAACACCCCACCTTATAGGATTTGGCAACGCCATACCTAAGATCTTAGCCACCGCACCTATTATTGTTATCGAGATTAGTGTGCTGGCAGCGTAAAAGAAGCCCTTCCAAAACTCGTTCACAACCCTCTCCTATTTTACAATCTTCAGGATTATCATATCCGCGCTTGTGCGGGCCTTTAGCTTGTGATCGACTGCCTTGATGTCCTCAAAGAACGTGCGCAGGGCGACCTTGCCAGCCTTTTGGAACTCTTTCAACTGTTCCTTAGGCTTGCGCAAACTCTTGTTGCGAGACTTGTCTTCAGAGAAGTTGGTGATGCTCGAACCCTTAACACCGAGACCTGCATCGTCTGCTGCTACATAGCGTCCCAGCTTGCGATACTTGGTATTATAAATCCAAATCATCTGCGCGCCGACGATATCCCGCGGGTTGAGACTTGCAAGCCCAAGCTCATCGTCTTTTTCCTTGTACTTCAGTTTCGCAACCAGTTTGTCCACGCTTACAGCCTTCTTCTTACGAGGAGCCTTCTGCGCCTTCTGTACTTTGACCGCAACATTGACCGCAGTCATAATGCTTTCCAGCAATGCAATCATCTTCTTCAACTGCGCCTTGCTGAGGTTACTGTAGCCTTCCTTCAGGTCAGCGTCTTCACCAGCCAACGCTGCCTTCAATTCTTCGAGGTCGTCTTCGTAGAACTTTTTGATCCAGCGGGTGTGACCAGCCTTCAAGCCACCGACGGTGATGGCGGTCGTAGGATTCATCTTATCTGTAATATTTGCCTTCGGGTCAGTAGCCAGCATGTCTAACCAACCGTCAAATTCTTGCGCCACGCTTGCGGCCTGGTCGCGCATCCGATCTTGGATCGTAGCCTTCGGACGAGAGCTAACAACCTTACTAGCCGCCTTAGCAGCCGCTTTCTGTTCAGCGCGGATTGCCCGTGCCCGAACCATCAGTCGTTCGATGCCTGCGGGGAAGCCCACTGCGAAACTCTCAGGCAGTTCGCCACCAGCGTTAATAATCAGCGCCAGCTTGCCCACAGTCTGAAAATCCTTGTCACTAAGCAAACCCAAAAGCTTGTGATCCAGCTTCTGAGCCTTGGCGTATTTGAGCATTTCCTTCTTCAGTTGCTTGTCAGCAACGTCATACTGGGCGTAATGCAATGCGCCGTAGAAGAGGCGCGTAAAGTCTTTGTTAGTGGATACCACATTGGAGAGATCGGGACCTACTAGAATCTTCCGACCTTTCGCTTTCAAACCTTTCTTCTTACGTCTTAATGAGATCATTGTGTCTGTTCCTTTGCTAACTATACCTATATTATACGATAAGATGACCCAAATGTCAAGAACAAAGTTCCTAACAAAATCAATAACTTATAAAAAAATGAATGAGGTAACCTATTGAATTATATAGGGTTCTCACACCGAGAATCAAAGACTTACATCGATCTGGAAAACCTAGCAGCACACTGATGCACGATCCGTAATAGAATCGCACAGAGCGCACTCCTAGTATCAGAATCAAAGACTTACGTGTTCCTGTGCAGCCCTAAATCAAAGACTTACTTCTTGTTTCGCTTGCTCTTAGGTTTACGCTTGTAAACGGTGTCAAGGCCAGGTTTGCCCCAATCGTCAATGCCTAGTAATTCAACAACCTCATATCCAAGCTCAAACAAGAATTCTGCGGCCACCTTGTCTTTTTCTGGATGGATTGTCTCCAACACAATGACGGGGGAGCAGCGGTCGATTAATTCCTTGCCGCCTTGTAACGCTTCTAGCTCATGACCTTCCACGTCCAAATGTATCAGTCCAACATCACCAATCAAGTCATCCATCAAAATTACATGGAAATCATCTCCTGGTGTTACGAAGAAGCCGCCGCTATTGGTTCGGTCAGCGGTATACATATTTACACGCTTACGCTTGTTGCTGAAGCATGCCTGTATTTTGGTTACGTTTTCTTCATGGACGTTTGTTGTGAGACAAAAGAAGTTTCTACCTTGCGGTTCAACTGCATAAATATGTCTAAACATATATGCATACTGTTTCGTATAGATACCAGCGTGGGCTCCAGCATGGATGCATGTGTCAAAGTTACTGACATGTTTCCTTATCCGCTGCGGCAAATCCATTTCGTTATTTAGCCACATCCACGCACCAATATCATCTTTTGGCCAAACCCAACTATCTCTCATCTCTACATCATGTTTATACATTGTTATCCTCCGTGTGTATTTACTATATATGGAGTCCAAGCGACACTGAAAAAGGGCATTTCTGCCCTCGTTCAGCCAAGATGTTAGTCTTCCTGGGTTTCTAGTGCTTCTGTAACCAGGCACATCTGTCCGCAGGCGGCACCTGCTTGGACTTCGGCTTCGGTTGCGATTGCTACTGCACCTTCAAAACCAGCTTCTTCAATTTCATTCACAATTTCATTTACCTGTTTCATTTCATTCTCCTTAGATTGTGTTCTCGTATGTAAATAATGTCTTCAATGAATTTTCATCGGAGACAGGGTTTTCGTTTATTGGCGACACCTTAATGAACACGGTCTTAGGATCAAACTGTGTTCTTAGGTGGTTGGCGTCAAATGGTGTGCCTTCAGCAAGAGCAAAATTCAGCGTTGCTTTCCAAGGGCGGTTTGGGAACCTGTAGTACCAAGATGCTGCCAACTTGCCAATGTCTTCATTGGACATAACTGTAATAGACTGTAGCCACTTGCGGTATTCGTCGTCTGTGCTGTGGATACTAAATTGCAGCTCTAACCAATCGTTTCCGTATATTTCTTCAAGCACCATCAATTGATCTACCAGTTCTACTGACCTTGGAATACCAATAGTGGAAACTTGGATGCGAGCTTTCGGGAACATTACCTTGATGCGATTAACTGCCTGCACAACTTCATCTATGTTCATCGCAGGCTCGCCCATCCTCGTAAACAACACCCTAAAAATTCCGCTGTCGTTTGGATCAAGACCACCGTTGATCTTTTGTGCTTCCGCAATCGCATACGTTACTTGGTCTACCATTTCTTGGGCAGTAAGATTACGCCAGTGTTGCTTATCCGTCAAGCGGTTGACCGCACAAAATTTGCATTTGATTGGGCAACCAGACTGTGTGCTAATGCCTACCGTCCACTTCTCCTTCCAGTTTTGAATCGAGAAGGCATTAGCATCCACTTTGTTGTCTTTGCGGTGGGTATTACGCACCTCAGTTTGACCAGGTAAGCAGGTCGAGGTTGTTTCAATCAGCAAATTGTCATTCAATTGCACAACTGATACAAAACCGTTTGTGAACTGTTTTGTTTTTAGAGCGTTCATTACGCCACCTCGCTTTCAACCTTTGCAGTGTGTACACGTTCCTCAGGCAGTTTTGCGTTTTCGCGCACCTGCTCAAAGTTCATGTCTCGCACAAGCTTGCCATGATCGTATACAGTCTCAAGCATTGCCTTGTAACCGTCAGCTACGTATTCAGCAACTTCCTCAACTCGCACTGTCTTGTAGTCTGTACCGTTGTACAGCAATTCCAAGCGACCAGCTTTGGACTTCTTAAAACTTGAAGCGAGGGGCTTCCAGCTTGTTGCATCGTAGATAGTCGGATCTTTGTACACATCATGCCACACACCGTCAACATGAACCGCGCAAGCCTTCATCGCAAACTTGAGGGTGTCCCTGTTATTTTTTTGCAGCAAGCCGCCGCCCATACCAAACGCAATGTTGCTAATGCTAAACTGTTCAGCTTCCAGCTTCTCAACAATTGCTCGCACATCGTTAATGTCAATGCCGTCACCTTGGATCACGCGCACACCGTCAAGAACTTTAAAGCCTTTCTTGTTGTACGTAAATCCAAAGATCCTGGACAACCTGCGCACCAATTCGACAGGGGTCTCAACTGCATCGCCGCTGTCAGGACGGATGACCCAAGTCGCGCCGCTTTCGCGTAACTGCTTCTTAAACTTGGGAGCAATCGTTTCCACAAAGTTCATAATGTCGTAACTGTCAGCGACCGTAGCGAAAATTGCGCCAGGTTTTGCAAAGTTGTCAAACATACGCTGCACCAGTGCCTCTTCGCCGTGGCGTCCAAAGCTTGTGGTCGTGCTATGTTCTGTAGCAGGAATGCTGTAGCCAGCCATTTGCGTGTTATAGCCGATGTTCGCAGCCATAATACCCACTGTCGTATCGCTTCCGAGGAAGTTTACAAGGTGAGCAGCACCTGCAAATGCAGCGGTTTCCAAACTACTCACACCACGTGAACCAAAGTCATGCAGTTTAAAACCGATTTCTGCATCAGCGTCGTCGGCTGTGCGCTTCAGTGCGTTGTAGATGATCTTTTTAATGTGGTAGGATGTCGTTGCAACCGTTGTAGGTGACCAGAGCCTCATCAGCTTGGTTTCCATGTATGTGACCAGCGAGAATACGCGCGGATCTTCCACGGTCGTCTCAACTGTCACCAACACGTTGCCCGTAGGAACCACTGTGCCTTCTTGGACTGCTTTGATTCGCAGCGGCATGTAGCCGTCGTAGTCGTCAACTACTGCTCGTAGCGCAACCTCAAGCTTGTCAATTTCTACACCAAATAGGTGTTCACGCTGGAAGGCGATGATGTTGTCCACTTGTTTGTGGGTCATTCTTTCCAGGAAGTATTCTTTGAGGATTAGCTGCAATCCGAAGAATACCACTTCTTTATAATCGCCGCCTCTGCTCTCAATGTAGCTCATCAGCTTGTCAGCACCTTCTACATACTGTGCAGGGTGCGAAAATTTGTAGCTGTCTGTATCGCCAGCAACGCCATATGTTTCTCTAATTTCATTTAAAATGCTCATTGTAAACTCCTTACAAATATGCCTGTTCTATTACAGGGCTTTTACGTTACCTAATTCAACTTTCACTTCAACATTTTTAAACGTTGCTATTGTCTGCTCGCTACGTTCAGGATATGTCATTCCTACGTTAATACTAACACCTAACGTTTTAAGACCTTGCGCATTATAGTGGGCTTCAATAATCTTCGTTAGCTGTTCTTTGCTTACTACAATTGTTGCAATAGTCATTTCTGTTCTCCTTTCTCATGTTCTAATATATGCTTTTCGCCAAGCTCTATAATTGCTGCGCGCCGCGCATCACTTAAATCTGTTGGAGATATTGCAAAATCTACGTGGGATACAAAAACACTGAATACACCGTGTTCATCTCGTTGCCAATGTCCGCGATGAATTCGATATGCACAGTATTCTTGCACCTCATCATATTCAGTTCCGTCTGGACGAACCTTTCTTTCTACAATTGGCTTCGGAATATTTACGATGAATCTTATGACTGAACCTGGCTCACACATCTTCGACATTACTTCGTGACCAGCCTCAACCGAATCGTACGTTGGAAGCGTTAACCATTGCAAAAGGCGTAAATACTTCGCTAACTTTTCGCCGCTTGTCTCGGTTAATCCTAGAACCGCGGCTTCTGCTTCTGTCCAGCGTTTTGCAGTAGCATCATCAACTCCGTGCAAATGCCGCATGAGGTGTGCCTGATTCTTCATAAAAGTTTTTAGTTCTTGTACGTTCATTTCTTGCTCCACGTATATTGACTGGGATTCTGCGCTTCCAATATTAGTTGCATTTCTACTTCGCGAGCCTTACGTTCTGCTTGCTTCTGTCCCTCAGTCTTAAACAATGTGTCTGTGGTGTTTGCCAAATTGTGTTTAAAATATAGCTTGTCAGCTTCACGCCTCGTAGCAAACACTTCTTCCTTCTTCCAACGTTCCAAGCTTCCTTGCATTACGTTGTCGTTAATATGCATCATCAGTTTGTATTCTTTCAATATGCTACGTATGTTCGTAGTGTGACCTACCACACGTGCCTTAACTACACCAAGTGCCGTCACTGCATATACCGTTTCACCAAATCTCATTGGTCAGCCCTCGTTGTAAGCATGTTGATGATTGACTTGTGGTCCTCAAACAGCGAGTGAGACATGTTCTTAACTGTGTCTAGCGCGAACCACTTTGCTGTTTCCGCATCGTCGCCGCCTTTCACTTTTGGCAGTGAGGGCTGGTCGGGTAGGTCAAACAAAAACGCTTGTGTAATTGTGCGACCACGTAATGACCTGCTAGGGTGGTCAAACAGTTTGCGGGCTTTGCATGATCCGCGCAACACTGCTTCCGGCACCTTCAATCTGGTTTCTTCCTTCAGTTCGCGTATTGCGCTATCAAACGCAGTCTCGTCTTGACCGAGGAAGCCGCCAGGAAGTGCCCAGAGACCCTTGCCTGGTTCTGCGCGCCGCCTAATAAGTAGGATGTGTCCGCCCTGTATTACAACTGCGTCTGTGGTGAAAAATGTCACAGGATATGGCGTGTGCGCCCATGCAGTTTTGTACGTGCGGATGTAATTGAATTCTTTAACAAGCTGGGCGTATGCCTCAGTGTCTTTGAAGGTCATCAGCGTCTCGTAAACTGACACTGGCAGTGCCGATTTTATGTAGCTAAAATGTCCTTCAAAATATAGTTCGCGTATCTTCGTTGCGTCAATTGCAGTGCCGCCAGCCTCAGCGTATGCACCAATAGTCGTAAAGTCCCAGGTCGGGAAGCTTTTTAGGTAGTAGCTGGAATCATCTTTTTCATGACCGAGGATTGTAATGTCCTCGTCGTTTGTTTCCCAGTTGTGGACTGCGGCTTGGACAGCCTCCAGCCATTTTGTTTCTTGGTATAGGTCATCTTCAACAGATGCTACCCGCACTCGCCAATTTCCTTCGGCTTTGGTGCCCCAAAGAGATTCTATTTGGGCTGTGCGTTCTTCAACTGTAAAGGGATTTTTGATTGTGCGCGGCTCATTGGACGAGCCTAAGACCACAAGAACCTGGTCTGCAATTTCTAAAGCTTTGTTTATGTTTTGGACGTGCCCGTTGTGTAGTGGCTGCATCCTGCCGATGAATACGGCTAATTTGTATTTACGCATTTCGATACCCTCCGTATCGTCTTTGCAGTTAGCTTCTAACCGCGTACAAAAAGTCTATCTCTTTGTACTTTTATTTACCTACTATCAACAGTATAACACCATTAAACAGTAATGTCAAGTATTATTTCAGTTCCCTGTATTCTTTGCGCCATGCCGCAATCTGTTTCTTGGTGGGCATTTCAATCCTGCGCTGGGTGGAGTCAATTTGGTGATAGCAGTTATCGCAAGTTATGTTACCGTACCATTCATCGTTTAGGGAGCGCCGGGCGTATCTTCCTTTGCCGCAGTTCCAGCACTTCGTGCCTTCATCAATATCAACTAATTCATCTAAATCTAAATGCAGTTGGTCGCTCATTGTTGTCTCCCATCTACTTCTTATTTTCTATCCATTCACCAGGTACGTTAGTAATATTCCGGGTTCGGAAAGTTCTGTTGCACTTCGTGCAAATCTCCTGTTCATAAGTGTAAATAGTGTGGGGTTGCCAATCTTCTTCGGTACGCCTCGTTATAATTATCCGATGGTTGCAAGAAGCTTCTCGCTCGGCCTGTTCTCTGTCAGTGATTTCTGCAATCTTCGCTTCAAGAACTTTGATCTGGGCCATCGTTTCTAACAGGATTTCTCTATCGGTTTTCATCACCATCTCCTATCTACTTTCTCATTATCTATAGTATAAGCGAAAATACATCTTTTGTCAAGCACTAAATCTTCAAGGAAATCAGTAACTTACAAGAACTGTAAGAAAATCAATAACTTAGCTGTTAATTATTACCCAACATTTGTTGGTGAAATCTTCCATCTTAACCCAGCGGTAAGGTAATTCATCGTATGCTTTCACATCTTTGTATCTGTTGTCTAACACAAAATCGCCTCGATTTGTCCTAGCTACGCACACGGCATGGCCAACACCTTTGCCTGGTCTACCCTTTTCATCTTCTGTAAAGCAAATTGCCACAGCAAGATTTTCTCTGTCCCACTTTGTCTCAGCAACCAACCGTTTAATTTTGGTTAGGGCGTAATCATCGCAGTCGCCGCGGCCTTTACCTTCAACCACAGTCCAATAGTCCTCTTGTTCATATAGTTTTGAATCTACGACGTATCGGATGTCTTTATTGACTGCTTGTTGGATTCGACACAAGGATTCCCACAAATCAGTCGTTAGGGTCTGGCTCACTCTCCTCCTCTGGACAAATATTGTCCGTGTCTCGTTCACAAAATTCTTGATATTGTCGAGGTGTGCTAGTCACTTCCCCTGTAGTCATTGTGCCTGCCGTCGGTAGGCTGGTCGTTGCTGAACACGATATTAAAAATGCTGCTACTAAGATTAAAATATATCTTTTCATATTTCTTCTTTCTCAAAAAATTCTTCGTACACGATATTTATCTCATCGTCAGTAATCGTTGTCCCTTCCATCATGTACATCTTCAGTCGTGTTTTATCATCAAAGCCCAATGTGTTATTTTGAATCACTACGCCTTGTTGATCGCTGCGATCCTGATCGACCCTATAAATTTCAAATGTTCGTACATCGCCAATCACCAGTTCAAACCTTGTGCCGTTGCCTTTGTTTGTGTTCATGCCTACAAAGTTTTGTAGCTCACGCCATGGGTAAATGGTGGGGTTGAGTAGTGCTATTTTTGCTGGTGGGAAAATTCGTGCTAAGTGGCGTGCCCAAAATCCACCAAGCTGAACGCCTATAAACAAAATGTTATAGTCGTTGTGGTCTGCGATTTCTTTGCGAACTAGGTCGGTTAGGAATATATGGGCTAGGTGCGGATTGTTTGTAGGATACGTAGGTGTGAACCAGACGCTGTCATCGTTAGAGCACGTTTTAACGATCTGCTGTACCGCTGCGGAGCCTTCCGCTGTTTGCGCAAACTCATGTAAGACAAAGACTAACACTAGTCCTGCTCATCATCTATGTATTCCATAAAATGGCGCATTTCTGCCTTAGAACCGTGTTCTAAAACATCTTCATAATCGTCCCAAGCATCATCCTCAGGCTCGACTACATTCTTGTACTTCTCTTTCCTTGCATACTTAGTCTTGTCTGCATGGGTAGCTGGTTTGGTTTGCTTATCCATATACTTCTTGACATAGTTGCGATCTTTCGGTTGGCGTTTCATCTCATCCCCATTTTAATCTAAAAACAAATGCATCTTTTCCGTCTTTGAACCAGAAAAATTCATGATCTCTGCTGTAAGCACCTTTGCAGTTTTCTTTCGCCCATGCTAAAATTTGGATATAGTTACTCCGCTCGGCGGTAGAAATCCGATCTTCAAATTTTTTCACAGGAACTGACGTCCATGTCATCTCATCCACATAGCAATATGGCACGTACTTCTTTCTTTCATTCTGTGTGCGCTTCAATCTATCTAATGTGGATTTAGCTAATTGTCTCATCGTATTATTTATCGTTCAAACTACGTGATATAACATATTCTAACATAAAACGGACACAATGTCAAGGCAAAAAAAGCGCGACCGAAGCCGCGCCTAAGTTCTTATTATTGTCTTATCTTTTTTATGGTGTTGCGTTCAACTCTTTTAGCTTTATATTCAATACATCTAGTTCAGCTAATTCCGTAGCTGTTAGGTTTTCTCTACCTCTACTTAGTAAAATGTCTCGTTGCACAACTAACGTAAATATTTTTCCGTCTTTAATCTCTTTTATTATTTCGTTATATTCTCGATCTCTGTCTTCTTCAATTGAACTTATAAGTGTGCCTACTTTATTTTCTAATCCAAGTAATTTATCTCGTTGAGAACCTATGTGCCTTACATATTCACTTTCATTAACGTATCTGTCTTCTATCCACACAAAGCTACCTAGCAATACAGATAATATTCCTATGGTGGTGGCTGCATATTTTATGAGTGCCCTTAAGTCTATTTTTTCCAATGTTTCTTCCATTTCACATCCCTTTCAATTAAAATATATGTATATAATTTTAACGATGAGCTTCGTGTGAGATTTCCATAGCCTTAATTAGTTCTTCCAGGCTTGGAAATTCATTTGGGTCTGATGTGTCGAAGCCTAAGAGGTTTAAATCCCCCATCGCACTTTGCATTACTCTCTGTGCCGCAGTATGTGCTTCGACGTATTTCTTGCCGATTGGTAAGTTTGTGTCAGTTAGTTCTGCTAATCTGTATAGACTGAGACTATATACGAGATGTGATGTAATCTTTTCGCGTTCTACTTCTTTAGCCGGGATACAGGTTGTCTCTTTAGAACAAACCCCAGCATTGCTAACGGGGCGTTGTTGCTTCGTTAGCTCTGCCTTTAAATATTCTACTCTAGATGTTAGTTGATCTTTTTCTACTTTGAGGTCAATTATTTCACTTTGCAGCCGGCGCCGTTCGGATTCAGGAGATAGTCCTGAAGCATTTTCAGCTTTCTTCTGCTCATATACCACTAGCATTTTGTCCAACGCTGTAACCGATTCTTCTTGAGGCGGAGTATCTAGCTGTTGACCAAACATAGTAGTTGAAATTGTCAAAAGCAACATTGTTATTAAAAGTAGGAGTAGCTTATTCATCATATGTTTTCCTATTACCAATTTTATTTATTCGTTTTCAATCCACAATTTTGTACACAGTTTTATATTTTCAGAGCTGTGCTCTGAGACTATTATTTATCTTTTATAATGGATCTCATTAAACACTAGTATTAAGCGGCTGCCCTACGCAACCACCCTTTCTTGTATTTTGCCATTGCTGGTTTTGCAGCAATTAGGTCTAAGTAAAATTGAGCATGGAACTGGCGAATCTCAGACATTAACATTTCGGAGTTAGTGCAATTGATCGCATTAAAAGTGTTAGGGCCAACCTTGCCGTCTACGACTAAGTTGTTGCCACAAGCATTTAGTGCTCGCTGTACAATTTTACCAGTTTGTATTGCGCCCATATTTACAGTCATGTCAAATACGCGGGCTGCTACTGTGTAGTCGTGTATAGTTTCGTAATTATATTTGTCCCAAAAACCCGACTTGTACAGTGCAATAGCTTGCTCCGTAGTCATGTTTTTAATGTCGTCAATATCAATGTCGCCATCGTGATCTAAGTCACCATCTAACCAGCCGTCGCCGTCGGAATCGCCGCGACCTTTCAAATAGCGTATGGACATGCCCCAGTTTGTGGCGCCACCTGGATCAACGGGATCGTTACTAAAACCACCTTCGTGTTCCAGTGTAGTGATGATAGCCTTATTGAAATGGCTAGGATCATTCATTGGTGGCGTAGTCTTAATGGAATTAATTAGATCTTGTAGGCTCATACGTGTTTCCCTGTGTTAGTAGTTATACACGTATTTACCAGAATCTATGAATCTAGGGTGCCATCTTCCTTAACCAAAAGCTCTAAATATGTACTTAGGTTGTGGTCACCTGCCCATAGTACAGAGAATGATATTCTTCGCTTCAACAAACGCCTTATCCCAGCGTGTTTGTAGCTCAATAAGAATGGAATGTTTGGGGGAATGAGGCGAACCCAATCCCATTGCACAACGACGCGATGGTAGTTCACGCCTTGGTAGATCTCAGTGGGGATAGTGCCACCAAAGATGCGAGGTTGACCAAATGTGCATAGGTCAGTTGGTTTGCGCACAACTGCTAACATGGCTGCTAATGCTCCACCAAGGCTGTGACCCGTATAAAGGACACGCTTGGTTGGTGGGACAAGGGCTAGGTCGGCTTCGATTTCAGGCAACACTTTTTGTATGGCTGTTGCAAACCCCTTGTGTGCTTTTAGACCTCGGAAATCCGTCTTCCAAAATGTAAAATCAATTTTTAGATCGTGAGCCTCGCCCCATTCCGTTGCACGGAACGCAACAACCGCCACGTCGTCAAATTCTGCAAAGTAGCCTTGGACGCCAAGGCTGTCATAAAATTTTATTTTTGTCGCACCCATATCCGTGAGGTCTTTTATCACGGTGTCTACGTTACGCCAAGCAAGCTTGGCTAGGTATAGGCATGTTATGTGGTATTTTTGATTTAGACGATCTGTTAATGTTTTGCCGTATAAATCTTCCAAGACAAAGCTGTCTAGTTTTAAACCATAATCCATTTGTAATGCTCCTTTAAACAATGTATACGCTATTTATCGAAGCCGTAGAATTTTGCCCATGCTCTAGTATTGAAGGAACGACCCATATATTTCTTAAACAGTTTTCTAATGTCTTCGTCAACAGGTTCAATAAACGCTGTCATAAACTTTTTGAGTTCTGTTCCCATGTCAAAACTTGTTTTTAGTTCTATAAAAGGTTCAAACGCATCTCGCGCAATCATTTCCGACCAAAAGTATACATAGTACATTGACTCGTATCCTGAATCAAAGCTAAAGGAATGATGCATACGCGATAAGATTCTGTTTTCCCATTGGTGATAACGTATGCCGTCTACGTGAAATATAGGCACCGTTGTGTCGTCTACAAAATCAGGTTTGTCCTTGTAGGAATAATGGAGGGTAATGTCGGCTAGGGCTTTCTTAATATAGCGTTGCATATAGCAGCCCGAACCAGCGTAACGTGATTCTATTTGCGTTGCAATCATTTTAGCTGTGGGTGGTCTACCAGTCTCATAGTGGCGAGCAAGCACCTTCAATGAGGCTGGGTGCCAGGCAAAGTTTTCAAAAAATTGACTTGGGAATTCTATCGCATCCCACGACAATGATAGCGATCCTCCGTACGTGGAATATGGACTAGTATTATATAGGCCATGCAATAGGTGACCAAACTCGTGCAGCATAACAATGAGGTCTGAGTGACCCATAGTCTTTTCATAATTTAGCGCATACACAAGTACCTGCGGTTCGTCAAACACACGGAAGGAATAATTATTCACCCATGCCCCGTCGTGTTTTCCTGGGCGCCGTAGTATGTCTGCGTAAAATCCACCAAGCAGTTTATCGTCCTTATAGGCTTCAAAAAACATAACGGACTTGTGCGGCTTTGACGGCGGTGATGCTTCCACAAATTTTATATCCAGCAATGTGCCAAAGTATTCCAACATCCTCCGAAACGTTGGGATTGTTTCTAGGTAGTCAGACATAGGTTTCTGTTCGAGGAATTCCTCCCTCCAGCGTTGAGAATAATGATCGAGGTCCCAGCGTTCCAGTTTTGAGATTTCACCCTTCGCCAGTTTGCTAAGTTCTCTGTATTCTCGCTTTAGTTTCTTGTTCGTTTTGCTAATCATGCGCTCTAGTATTCGTATGATCTGCACAGGATCGGTGACCGACATTCCTTCCAATGCTAACGAGGCGAAGTTTTTATGACCAAGCAATTTTGCTTTCTTGTGCCTTGAATGGAGGATGTCTGTTATTAGGTTGAAATTATCTTCTTCGCGTGTACTATAATCGCTTGCCATAGTCTGCGTTGCAAAGAATAGCTTTTGTCGCATTGTGCGGTTTGTGCAATCCCTAATAAGTTCATCTATAGTGTTTTCTGCATACCGTATCAACCAACCATCAAGCCCTTGTTCTTTTGCGGCGGTGTGCAGCATCTTTTTTGTGCTTTCATCCACACCATCTAACATACTCTCGTCTGTAACGTGCAACTGCCATGCTTCCTCACAGATTTTATAATTCAACTGGAAGGCTATGGTCTGCTCTGTAAGCTGTTTTGAAACTTTTTCCAGCTCTGCTTTTTTCTCCTGTGAAATGCTGGCGCCGGATTGTGTAAAGTAAAGCAACTGGTGTTCCACAATTGCTTTTTGCTTTTTAGTTAGTTTGGATTTCTTTAGCGAGGACAATGCAGCGAACATCCTTCCATCTTCAATAATTTTACTAGTTCGTGCCGCGCTGAATATTGTAAACTGTTTTAGCGCGGTACTGGATTCCTCGCCACTGACAATAGCGTAATAAAATGACACGATGGAGTTTGCCTTTGTGATTTCATTATCAGCAAGCAAAAGAGGGACAACCAAATTGTCCCATGTATATGTTTCATTGTTTAGCGCGGTTTCTATCTGTTCGTCTGCTGCTAATACGCATCGTACAGCTTCTTCTAATTGTTCCGCTGGAGAAAGTTTGAAATTTGGTAACAGTAGTCTTGTTTTCTTCATATCCCTCCGTATAAATTATGTGCTCCTGCTTCCCCGTTCAGGACCCCCCACTTAGTGCGCCAAACCTAGCCGAACTAGGATGGCACCCACCGTAAGCATACGCGGCGACAGCCGCAAAGTTACACTCTTACGGTCCAATGCCATTGTATGTCTCGCAACCTGGGCGACAGGTGTGCTTTTTGGTGACACATTGAAGACATAAAACCGACCAAGCTCACAACCAGAGCTGTCGCTCTGCACATAAAAAGGTGGGGTGTAAAGGCGCTGAGAAGAAGCAAAGGACTCACACACTGAGTTGCGCCAATACACCCCGATTCATTACTGGTCGTCTCTCCAGTCCCAGTATTCATCGTAAGCATCCTGAGATGCATACTGACCATTATCATCGTAACGATAGCGACCTTGGCTATCTCTGTAGACCGCACGAGGTTCGTTAGCCGCCTGCGAGTCATTGTAGGCACGATACGCTTCGCTGCTCGCATACTGACCACTGTCAGAGTAGCGGTACTGTCCGTAATCGTCTACATACACTTCTCGAACAGAAAGCGTTTCGTCATCTACGTCATCCTCTTCATCCTCGTAATCATCTTCATAATCGTCTTCGTAATCGCCCCAAGACGTGTCAACCACATCTTCAAACGCATCTTCGTACTCGTCGCCGCCGTCGTAGTCGCTAGTGTGTTCACCAATAACCTCATAGCGCCATGTGCGACCCTTTGAGTTGTTGTAATCCGAAGGGATGGACACCACATCAGCGGGGTTAATCTTGAGAATCATTACACGCTCACCGCCAAAAGACTTGAGGTAGGAGATAGAGCAAAAATGCAAGCCCTGCGAGCAGGTGCGATCCTTGTCTTCATCCACCTCGTTCCGAGCCATAGAACACACCTGGCCTACGCTATTGTCAAACGTGCCACTGTAAACGTCCTTATAATCCCTGCGAACTTTCTTGTAGGCGAGGAAGTGACCGTCGGGCGTAATGGGCAGGTTGCAAACTTCCAGGAAGCCATAAAGCTCGTCCACTGCGCGCTTCGAAGGATTCTTCTTCAAATTGTGCAGGAAGTTGACTAGCGGCTCAACAGGGAAGTCGTCTTCCAGCATACGCAGCAACCGATCTGTCAGCGCATTGTGGAAGGGCTTACCATCCCAATAAACATCGCCATTCTTCACCTCAAGGAGACCTTGGGCATAGTTAGCGAGTTGACGGGTCAGATCGACAAGGTCAGGAATCGCATCCCAATCCTGTGCCTTTATGGCATTTACGATCTGTTCAAACTTCGGATGCAGACCACGCTTGATAATGTGGTGAGTGTTCTCAATCACAATCGTCAGTGTGTCTTCATCAACCAAAATATACGGAAACATCTTTACTCTCCTGTGTGCATTGTGTACATTATAGCACCATATTGTGCCGTTGTCAAGTAGTATTTACTACCTGTTGTCAATCATCTTCACATAATCAATCATTAGTTGCCATTTGTCTTTCCCAATGCGATTGTAGTAATCGTTGCCCAACTTGACCACACTCAACATTGGGTATTTGGTTTTTATCTTATCTACCAACTTCTCCACGGCCACTTCGTTTGAGTCCAGGCTATATTTGTCAAAGTTCTTCTTGGGGAAGAGCTTGCGCATTGAAGCAAGGATGTTATTGAAGCGGGATACTGCGGTCCGCATTGCGGCATCATTCTTCTTTGCGTCGCGGCACTCCAAATACATAGTAGCCAACTGTCCAAAAGAAGTATTTGGGCTAACCGCTACATAATTCTCTAATGCCTTGACTGAGACATTTGTAAAATCGACCAAATCAATAATCTGTGACCTGTTCTCTACGAGCAGGGCAGCATTGCGAAGCTTGTTCCAATCCAGCTTGTCAAACTTAGCTTCAATATAATCGAAGAAGTTTTTCCAATCCGTCTTTTCCTGGATAGCCTTTGTGGACGTCTTCAACACACCGTAAAGGTGGTCTGTCAAATTGAATCCACACAGTTCCTGGACTACGTCCTTGTATGTCTCTACAAACCCTTCCGCGCTATAGCTGTGGTTTTCACCAACAATAGTCTTATTCATCAGCGGCACATAAAGGAATGTCGTATCAACTGACGGCTCAAGATCGGCAAAATCATCTTCTGCCTTAACTAGTGTCCACATCCTTGAACCATAGCGACCGTTGTCCCTTTGTTCAAAATTCAAAACACCGATCTGTCTCTCGATCTTGCCGGCTGCGCCTTTTACGTTTCCAGGCATGTCGCTGGTTCTAAAAACTTGGCTTGCATGCGGACGACCAAGCATCTTCAATGCCTTCTTGAACGCCGCTTCAGGATCAGCCTTCTTATCAGTGGGCTTTATAACCACAAATTCCATTCCGCGCATCTTCGGGAACATTTTTGCGTTATATGCCGCCTTAATCCTGCGGTTAGCATCGCCAACGCCATCATGCAGAACAACATACGTCTCCGCTGGGCACCAAACGAGGCAACCAGATGTGTTTTCAAAATACTGTGCACCGTTGTTGCTCATCCGCAGACCATCACCGTTGCGTGAACTGATGTGGTGGATTTGGTTGCTAACAAACCTCAGATCAGGAAACTTCTTGATAAGGGTCGGGTACTCAATACCTGCCTTATAGTCCGTGTAACCGATCTTAGACATGCTGTCAACCTTCTTGGGGTTGTCCTGTATCCAGCGTATAATGGCTGGCCTAAAGAAGTCCGCGTTCGTTGCCATCAATTCGTTAAAAAGTACACCACGTTCCCACGGGGACTTCTTTGTCTTCAGTTTTTCTTCGAGGTAGACGACCAATCCTGCGAGGATTTCCTCGCCCTTGCGTTCCAGCGTCTTCTTTGTCAGCGGAACGTAACTCAACTCTTCCCTCGAAGCAGCAATGTCCAGTTCGCCAATTTCAAATTCAATCGCTACGCCAAGGTTGTCGTAAACATTCTCCAACTCCTTGCTGAGGTTTGCGTTTTTGGCGTTGATCGGATAGGCCACGTTACCCATAACCGCCACAGAGTCGGGGCGGCTCCAGCTACTCTCCGGCTTCAAAATATGCACGCCAGGAACAATGTTTTCCTGCGAGTATTCTTGCTTCTCTACTGTAAGATCTACACCCTCAAAAGTTGGGGTGACCTTGAACCATTTGAAGACGCCCCGTGCTTCGCGTTCAAAATAGCGCACATCGTCGCGCTCTACGGGGAAGGACACCTCTACGCCGTTGCCTTCGGTTGTCTTTTCTTCGGTCAACCGCGCAATGTTTGGGATGCCTTGGTCGCCAATAAAGGCGCTGTAAACCCGCTTCATGCCATCCTTAATGGCTGTGACACTGAAGTTGGTCGTGTAAGAGAAAGGTGACTTGCTACCAAGACCCATGCAGCCCACAAAATCGTTGCTGTCTTGCTTGGTGCTTTCAAAATAGGTTGTGTAGATGTTGATAACGCCGTCATTATCCAGACCAACACCGTAATCACGGATGCTGAGGGTCGGGTTCAACCTCGTAGGAAGGTGAACAGTGAACGGAACGTCTGCTTTGCCTGCGGCAACGTGACTGTCATAAGCATTACAGCCCAGCTCTCGCAGGATTGCTTGGTACTTATTGGAGTACAGGCCGCTGGATAGGATCGAAAACGCCTTTGCGGAGTTCTTGATGCGGAACTCGCCTTGGGTTTGCAGCCCACTTGTCAATACGGGAGTCGATTTGACTTCTAACTTCATCTTTTCTTCCTCTGTTCTCAGTGTGTAATTACATTATACAAGAAGATATGCCATTTGTCAAGAACTAAATCACCTTATATATCAACTACTTATCGACTTTCTGTGCAGATTTCGGACTGCTGTGACCTCACAAGCCGCAAATCTCGCGGTTGCAGCAAGGGATTTTTTGTCAATTACGTGTTCAGACCAACCATCATGCATATTCAATTGTATGTTGTTATTGAAGTGTTTTGGTATTAATTCTATGTAATCAAGATTCCCCAAATTAGATTGGAACAATAATTTGTCTACAAATCCAGTCACGGTGGCAATTGCTTCTGTTTTCTCGTTCGCTTCCACAAAGAATTGTAAGTGCTTGTTCGTGACGTAAAAAGTTTTCACTTGTCGTGTTTCTCCAACACGGTCAAAATATCTCGGGCAAGCTCGTACTGACTCTCGCAAGTAGCCATACTGACTAATTCCTTCAACGGAATGATGATTGCTTCCCGTGCCAACACATCACGGGGGCTAACAGCCCCAATGCCTTCTTGTTCCAGCACCCTATATTCTTCTGAATTATGGGATTCCACATCATAGCCACTCAACACAGAACACTCTATCCTGTGTCCTGCCATTACATCCTCAACTGCGTCTTTCGCTTCTTTCAAGCCCAGACCAGTTAACTGACGGAGAGCCTTAATCGCAGCAACCTTATTGGTCGTTCTCCTGCCGTGTATTGGGTAGAGTGTAATGTTGCTCATGCTTCTTTCCTGTACCAGCCTCTGGTAAATGTGTATCCTTCGCTCTCAAGGGCCCGTGCCATGTTGTCTCGACCAACGGGATTAGCCGTGACCAGGTAAACGTTTGGTGGCAACAAATTGCGCTTGATTGCCCAATTCAAAATTGTGTAACCTGTTGCCTCAGGTTCACCAAGATCATGATCTAGGTAGAGGTGAGTCAACACACCCTCATGCTGCATAAGTGCCAAACAGGCGTCGGTGCTGGTTCGAGCAATGTCGTCCATGCCCTCTGGTTCGCGCAGGTCGTCAATCAGCAAATGAAATTCCTTCATTCTCCTCTCCTCGGAATAGCGTTAGCCGCTGCTTCGTCCCAGTCTACAAACCGTGCCATCAAAAAGGCTTCCACAGCCTCAACACTGTCAAAAATGTCAGTGCCAGTGCGATTGCTTGTGACCACAATATATCTAGGTCCCCAAATCATCACCTCGCCGTCGAGGGTGCGGGCTTTGCAAAAAGATAGGGTGCGGACCATCTTGCCATTAGCAAGCTTTGTCGCCTCGCCTCCACCTAACACGCCATAAACCTCATTCAGTCCATTGTCGTTTAGGAAGCCTTCAAGGCGGTCCTGTAAATCGCTACGTGCGCTCATGTGTGTATCCTTTGTTTCAGTGTCTATATTATACTAAAAGATGAACCAAAAGTCAAGAACTAAATCACCTTATATATCAGTAATTTAGCTCTCGCCATCAACTTTTTGCGCCTCATTCCACATCTTTTCAACATGCGCGTAGTCAGGATGCTCGGGAAGGATAAAGAGAAATCCGTCCTCGAACTGATGGAGGACGCAAGAATGCCATCCCTCCAATCCATCATGCAGGCGCTGCGCCCAGTTAATCGTCTCACCGTGGTTGAGAAGCCAAAGTGTGTCTGGGTCATTGTGATCCTGGCCCATTCCCCACTGCCAGTACGCATCGCCACCAAACTTGACGGGGCGCGGGTCCTTACCCTTCCACACTGAAATCTCAGTGAAGTGGTGGTCAAACTGGGTAAACTTCATCTTGAACGGTGCGGGCATCTGTATGTCCTTTGCTTTACCATACCTATATTATACGATAAGATGAATCAAATGTCAAGAACAAAAAGCCCTTGCAAATCAATGACTTACAAGGGCCCGAAAATATGTGTATGGTAATCAGTAACTTACGTCACCGACTAATTGTATCTTTTTAGCTAAATTTCAGTATGAAAAGCACCAAAAATACGTTTGCAAGTGTAATACCAGCCGCAGCTATTATACCAGCAATCTCTTCTTTAGTCATTCCCTGAAAGGTCTCTCTCATAAACCTCTTCATCGTATCCTCCTGTGTTATACTCTTTTAAATCTTCAATCATTTGCTGCTCTGCAACAACCTCAGGGCGTGTTAAAGAATCGGCTTTTTTCATATAGCCTGATTTCCTTGGGTTGGAACAATATCTACAGTATCGTCTGCATGGGCATTTCCACGATTGTTTGCGGAAGCTGCCGACTTTCTCTTTTGGGAACACCTCGTCGTATGTGTCGTATTCCCAACGATTAACCTCTACACCCTCTCCAGCTAAATCATAATAAAAACGATATTTTAATGCTCGTTTTGTGCGCAAATGTCTACGCGGATCATAAAACGTATAACGATTATATTGTATCTCTAATCGTATCTGTTTTTGCTGATACTTGGTCGTAAGGTATCTTCTCTGCTCTCTCTTTTCCACAGTGCCTCCATATTCCCAAATTGTCCGCCGCTCTTAACGGCGTTACATGGGCTTAGTTAGCATGTGGCATTCTCCTTTACTTAATTATAAGTGTATTTATTACATCTATATTACTGTCATAAATTCTTGCAGTAATAACATGACCTTGCATTTTATCTACTACTGTTAAAGACAATTTTTCACCGTCTAAAACAACATTATACACTAGTTTATCCTTCCCGTCAACCGAAATTACAACAAATTGTCCTTTTTGCAGTGTTACACCTGTATCGTACGTGTAATCCGCAAAAACTGGGAAAGATAAGAGTAACATTAAGATTGCGGCTAATCCTTTCATCTTTTTCACTCCTATGTCTGTATCTATCTATGTATTTATCGTTCCTTGATAAATAACTGCGCAGAAGCAATAATTCTGCTTGGTAAGCCTGTTTTTCGCGAGGCAGACGACCACCAATTCATAATGCAATGTCGCATTATGATACAAGATAAGGAAATTAAAATGGGACGTCCATTAAATAAGAAGTTTTTCGGTGCTCCTGGCTCCGGATATGAAGTTGTGTGTTTGGCTGACGTAGGTGCTGGCAGTGTAACATCGTATATTGTAGAGCAGCGTTCAAACAGCAAATATCGTGTTGCAGAAGTTGCTACACCAGCTAATACCGCAATTTGCAAATTAGTTGATGCAACCCCAGCAGCAACTGGTGAAATGCAAGTTTTGGTAACACCAGAAAATGCCGTAACACCTCTACAGGCTACTGTAACGTTTACGGCCGCTGGTGGAACAGGTGCACTAGCAACAGTAGCGATTGCTGAGGCTGGTTATGGTTACTGGACTGCTGGCACAAACGTGGCTATCGGTGGTACCTCAGATGGTACTATAAACTATACAGTAGCTAACGGTTCACTAGCAACAGTTTCAATTAATACTGCTGGTACAGCAAATACAAATGCTACAGTTGATATTGCTGATGCACCAGCTGCTAATCCACCAACCCAATCGGCACGTATTATTAATGCTCACCAGGTTAAAACCTTTGAAGGTAATACATATGTGTGGCCAACCAATTCCCCACTAGGTGGCGCTCGTGGTGACTATCCAGAAGCTGATATCGGTAGCTAAAGAACTTAGCTAAGTTGATAATGGAAAGCCCCTTAATTGGGGCTTTCTTTTTATAGTAATTCCAGTATTTCTAATAATGAATCGTCATCTCGGCGGCGCGATTCTAACGTTATATCATACTTGGTCGTGAGGAATGGATTCTCAGTTGAGGATAAGATGTCCGAAATAATTACATCGTCATCGTGTGTAATAATGAAGTTACCAAAATCAAAGAACTCTTGTTTGGATTTTCCACCAAACTTAATAATTCCGTCAGGCTCATAGGAGTATACTGTAACTGGTTTTGCTTGCTGTACATCTTTATACAGCTTGATAAATTCGCTGTCTCCAACAGGCTCTGTCTTTGGTACCTTTGGAAGTGTCTTGATGAATTGGTACTTGCCAGGTACGAACGATACTAGTGAACGACCTCCGACGGTGATTGTATTCTCGAAGAACGCCTCAGAACTGTATACATAGGTGTGGCGTATTGGACGACGGTGAACTGGTTTGCGAGCTGGTGTGCCTTTACCGCCGCGACCCGTGCCTTCACCTGCTGTAAAGATAACAGTAGTGTCACCACCTGTAATAAGGTTGCCATTGGAATCATAGGTTCTAGTAGCAGTGGTTAGTGTCTCACCACCAATAATAATATTGCCACTGGAGTCATAGTTCCTAGTAGCAGTAGTTAGTGTATCGCCACCAATAATGATTGGGCCAGTGGATACGTAGTCCTTGGTAATAGCAACCAGCGTCTCGCCGCTAATAATAATGATACCAGAGGAGTCATACGTAATATCTGCTTCGACCGTAGCCGTGCCACCCATTGTAATATCGGTGCCTGGCGGTACTGGGACTAGGAGCGGTTCTAGGACACCTTGTACACCAACTGTTAGTGGGGTTGCCCAATCTAAGGCACCTTGTGTGGCTAGGGTTAGTGAATCTGCTAATGCAAAGCCACCTGCTCCTGTTGCTTCAGGATAAACGTAAATCGTAGGATCGGTTACCGATATCCAGCTATAGGTTGATGTGCCGCTAGCGGTTAGACCGCCGGATGTTGTGTACGAATACGTGCTTGGTGGTAAGGCGCCCGATGCACCAATGCTTGTGCCGGAGCCAGTAGGAAATGAACCAATGCCCGTAGACATTATACGTGTCCTAGACCAGCGTTAAGTGCTGGACTTCCTGAGCCTAAGCGGTAGTCGTGGTTTGCCTTGTCCACAAACAATGGATCACCAACAACGTTATGAGCACCAATACCATAATCGTGATTTGCATCTACATTATGGTATGTGCAATCTATCGGCACTGTCACGTTATGTGTAAGATTATAATCAATAGTGACTACAGCTGGAGTTGCTGTCCAGATGCCAGAATTGTAATCTGTTATAATATTGTTAAAAGCAACACAACCAGCGCCGCCCATATATATAGCAGTTGCAACAGTATCTAATGAGCCATCAAAAACATTGTGGTAGGCGCACCCTATATATGCAGAAACAGTATTGGTTCCTAAGGAATTATAAAATATAGAATATTGCATAGTTCCTGCACTTGATATTTCTGCACTAGAGGCTGTGTTGCTATGCACTGTACAACCGTATATTAACGAAGTCGAATTATTAATCGACAACGTTGTTGTTGTGGTGTTATATGCGACAATAGTATCAACCAATGCACAACTTATTCCATTCATACGTAAGGCATTAGTACCAACACCATTTATAATTTCGCAATTATATATTCTTACATAATTTAAACTATTAAATTCTATACTAGTGCCTGTTGCACCATCAATAATAAAATTATGAATATGATTTCCAGAGCCCGCAGTAAGTCCATAAAACCCGTTAGTAGTAGGTGTTATTGTAACTTTTCCGTTGTCGTTTGGCGTTGTTGTATAACCCACAAAAGCAATGCCGCGACCCGTGTTTCCTACGCCAGCGTTAGCCTTCAATACAACGTCTTCGCTGTATGTTGTGCTGGCCTTTACGTATGTTCTATCGAATGGGGCTGAACCGTTTCCAGCGGTCATTGTGTCTGCGGCTTTTTGTATGGTGGCCCAAGCGTTACCTGCGCCTTCAGCTAATCCAGTGTTACCGTCGTTTCCTACTGCTCCATCTACATAGTATGTTGTCATAGTAGCATTAGTCTCGCGTTATGGTTACTGGATCGTTTGCTCCGCCGGCGGATGTGATGGTCTGTGAAATAGCTGGTAGTGCGGTTCTGCTTGTTGGATCGACAACGAGTGGCACACCGGAGCGCAAACCGTGTATTTGGTGTAGCTCATCGAGCCACGTGCTTTGTGATGTGCCGAAGCCTGCGTTGATAAGGTCCACAATGTTAGACGTGTTACTATTGATCGTAATGTTATTTGGCTGTCCTAAAATAACATCAGCTGCGACATATGCGTTGCTACCGTCGGCAGCAAATAGGTTTCCAGATATAAGTAGGCGGTATGAGCCTGGAGCTGGTTTGATTTTCCAGCCGTTTTGTAAGAAGAATGTACTACCAATGTTGCCCGTTGGGGTTGGCTCACCACCAATCGCTGTTATTGCTTGTAGGTACGCTGGGTTGTCTTGGTGTTCTACCAGACCAAGATTACATATCCACTCTTTCCAAGCACTATAGATATCACTCTTAACATCAATAGCAGTCTCGCCTTTATTTATGAGAATGAGTTTATTTGGGCCGTCAAAAGTTACTTTGTGATAAAGCTGCCAATATGCCCACTCATAATTATAATAAACTAGGTTTGGCATGGTAGTTTATGCTCTGTCAACCCATGTAACACTCATAATAGCGTCTGTGGTTCCGGCTCCTAAGTTCTCTGCTGTAATTGTAACTGTTCGAGATGCAGTCCCATCAGCATTTAGATATACCTCTGCGTTGGAGTTCTCAAACACTACTCCTTGCCCGGCAGATGCAATACGAGAAAGAGTTAGCGGTCCTGACACATCTACAACTGCATCCAGCGAGACTCTCATAGCTCCCTCCGGTGTCGCTAAATTAAATGTACCGCTCGAATATGTAGAACCCGCATATATTCTAAAAACTACTAATTCATTTGTAGATCCATAGTATGCAGAAATAGCGTCAGATATAATTCTATTAACTTTACCACCCATTGTTGGGGCTGAATCAAACGCAGCAATGAGCGTTTCACCACTACCGGATGTAAGCGATACTGGCGGTGATACATATGTATGTGTATCTTCGTGTGAATCTTCAACATCAGAACCATCTGTATACACCATTGCACAAATTAATTTTGTTGATGTTGGACCCGATGTGGTTGATGTATTAGTGTTTTCAATTGATAACGGTAACGATCCTGAACCACACCAAGGGCTTACGTTGTTATTTGCATTTTCAACTTTGTGTACATTTATTCGCGAACCATCAGGTCCGTATACTGAGAATCTAACAATACCTGACCCTAACCACTGATAGTCAATTGACCAGATATTTGCCTTAGTTACATCGATATTCATTGTACTCTTATTATAAACACCCGAAGAACCATCCACTCTATCTTCTGACCATTCTGTTTGATTAACGACTGTATCAATGGTTGATCCTGTTGTAGTAGATCTAGTAACACAAGAAAGCGTTGTACCTTCTAGTTGGAAGAATGCTCCGCTTTCTTCAGAAAAGAAACCCCATCTGCGTACATTATCTGTTTTGCCTGCATCACCTTGGGCTAGAGACATCATCCCACCGCGTCCCATGCCTGGAATATACGGATAGAAAATATTAGTCCTGCGAATTATTGAAGAACCAGGATTGCCATCAACCTCTAAATCAACAGCCGCCTCATTTGGCAACCATGTTGTGCTACCGCCACTAACAATTATGTCACTTAGTCCTCTGTGGTCTTTACTGTATTGGAATTTAAATGAATCTTCAACTTTGGGACTTGAAGTACGAGTTAGACCGAACACATCAAGCTGTTGGTTACCATCTTGGAATCTGACAAATGCCGAACCAGTATTGTCTATATTTTGTCCCTGGTAAGGATTGTCTGCACTTACTATTGACGTTTGGTTTGTATACAGTTCTTCTACGGAAACCACGACACCAGTTATAATACCATCAAATGTTAAGGTTTCACCTACAGAAGGTAATTGGACTGGAGAATTATCTGTTGCGATGATTCCAACTGTACCTGTACCTGATACAGCACCATCTGAACGTACAACTGTACCCAAATATCCACTACCACTACCAGTTGCTAATTCCCTAAGTAGTATTGGTCCGTTTGTTATGGTATTTAATACCACTGAAACAGCATACAGTGATGTTACCGCCGGCCCAGTACTCTCTGGCGGTATCTTAATTTGATTGTGTGCTCCGAATTGAGATGTTGTCATTATAAATTCCTAACTTGTTATCTATTATTTATCATTATCCTGCGCATGACGGCGGAATCGAATTACCTTACTGTTAGTTTTTATCATTTCGTACAAATCTTATTTCTGGGGCACGGCGTGTCAACGTATCAAATTCGCCGCCCATATTGTCCATCACCTGCAATAGCTCATTTTCTGTGGGGATATGAACCACTACCTGTATATCTACCCCCACGAACTCCTTTTCAATAATTGGATAAATAAGATTCCATAAGTTATGATCGTGATCTTGGGTGATAAGTGGCATCGAAATGACATTTTGTTTGAGATCTTCTGCCTTACGTTTTACGCTACGCACAATCAACTGTAATGCATCAAAATCAATTGGACCACCTGGTTCCTCTTGCCATATACCTGCGGCAATATGTTGACCGCCTGAGGTCTGTGTCCAAACAACGTCACCAACTGCGGGTGGATTTGCATCCATTCCCTCGAGACTGTCCATTGGTTGGAACATCTGATTCTTTGGGGCAAACGAAGAAGAAAAACATGCCTCTGCTTCTTTCTGGAAATCTTCTGTGTTCTCATTTTTGTTATTAATGGTATAAAATATAACTTGATGCCCAGAGAATACAAAATTCCCCATTGTGTATAGTATTTTCATTACGAAATCTCTTGTTGTGTAAATGCTGTTGGCATTAATGCCCCTAGCTCGTCGTAACGACCACCCTCCATAAACCATTTCTCTTTGGTGATAATTTTTGTATGATCCTGTGGATTTAAGTCCCAGTAAAATGTAAATGATGCCCAATTCTGTTGTATGTTAGCATCTAACTGTGGATCAATGATTGATTTTATAGCTTCTAATTCTGGCGTCAGATCAGCACCGCGCTTCATATACTTAATGATTTTGAACATATTGCCGCGCATTTGCTTGCGTTTGGTCCATTGGTCACCCCTGCGCTTTGGAACAATTAGCCACTGATTTCGGAATGTTGCCATTTCTACAAACTCGGCTTCATCAAGATTACTCTCTTTGTTGGTAAGACCCTTTGCCATATTTAGTAGTTGTTCATCTGAAAATTGTTCGCTCATAATAATTCCTATAATTAAAGAGATAAGGGAGTAATACTACTCCCTTGTATTTATCATTAATATTTTCCGTGATTAAAGAAAAGGGAGCGTTGCGCTCCCTTATCTTTCCATTGCAATATAATTATTGCTTATACTGGGTTTGAGCCATTGTAGTTACGTTCTAGAGCCGCAACCGCCGATATTGTAATACCAGTAGCGTTTACAATGCTACCTGAGGCGATAACGAACTGTGCCGTTGGCTGACCAATAGCAACCAGTGTTACTGGTGCTGCCGTCGATACTGAACCTGCACCACGCTGGACGTTTGTATCATATGCATACGTAAACGTAATAGATGTTGTGCTTGAGGCTACTGATCGTACTCCGCCGTGTGTTGAACCACCGACCGCATTAATGTATCCAGTGATCGGATTAGCTGTTGGAGTTGTTGCATCTTCAACAATAATCGCGTTCGCTGTACCATAGTCTCTGCCCAAATTGTCACCTGCATCATCATTCGTAAAGAACAACCAATATTTGGCTTGGGTATCGTTTGTTAGGTTCGGGTTGAATACCAACGAACCAGATGATGTGAACGGGAAGTTCTGAGCTGTGCTAGTGTGATCAAAGAATGTCGCGTTGTTGATGTCGTTTGAATCAAGGTCATCTATGAACAAGTTCAAGCCGCTACCTGTTGGAGAAGCAAAACTCATCAATAGATCGTTAATGTTACCAATGAAACCTACAAGACCTAATGAACCTGCTGGAACAAACGTTCCTGCACCTTGGTCAATGTCTGACGATGAACGTAGTTCAGATTGAATAAACTGGAATACGTCCTGTAGTCCACCACCGTTACCAGTGACCTTCCAATTAAAGGATAGATCATCTGGACCAATTGTGCGCTCAAAGCCTTTCTCAACCGCAACTATTGTGCCAGCTGCTGGAGCACCGGTTACGTTAGAAGCAAATGTCTCATATATAACAACAGTTGTTGCAGATGTACGCGATAGTACCGTGTATCGACCATCAATTGTTCCTGTACCTGTTATCTCAATCATATCGCCTGATTGTACATTCACAGTAACATAAGCGTCATCTTTGTAATCAAATCCGAGAGTGTTGCCGCCGGTTAACGCAATTGTGTTAAGGCCGGTAACAGTTATATCGGTAATTGGGGTTGTTGTTTGTGTAGCAGCCGAGGACTGTACGGTCTTATTCTTATACTGTAAGTACATTCCTGCTTCTACTACATGATACTGTGTTCCAATTGTCTTACTTGTTGTTGGGAACTGTTGATCTGTAGTATCTACAACTAATGTCGTTGTTCCAGCAGTAATAATATCGTAAGCTCCATCACCTTCATGCACATGTAGTAGATGAGGTTCTGAGGTACCAGCTGTTATTGCGATTTCTGTTGAATCACCGTTAGTTCTTGCCCATGCATCTGCTAGAGTTGCGCAAAGATAAAATGTGCTGGATGAAGCTACCGAAACGTAATATACTGTTCCGTCTACTAATCCAGAAATTACTGTGCCGCCGTTAATGTCATATATTATGCGATCACCTGTGCGTAAGTTATGATTTGCTTGGGTAATTATGTTTCCAGCAACTGCTGTTGACGCATCGAAGCTAATGTCATAAAACTGTGTGATAATAAGAATATCACCAGCAGCAACGCCGGCTGCTGTAAAGTCTTGAGCAGTATGAGTTAATGTGCCTGTTACACCAGACGTATTAACCAAGCCCGTTGCGGTTGCTTCAACTAGTGTACCAGTTGTTTGTGCTGGGAATAGCAGACTTGAGTAAATTTCAAAGTCTGTGGCTGCGTTAGTTGCTGCCCAACCTGTACCAAATGTAAAGTCGTTACCTGAGACCGACTCAAATTCAGTAACGGTTAGCGTTGTTGTTGCAACATTTGTAATTTCATAGTAACCAATGTCAACATCAGCTTCTGTTATGCGCAAAATGTCACCTGCGATTACGCCTGCTGCCGCAAAATCACCTACGGCAGTCGATGTAAATGTATTCAAGTTGATAGTCTTACTTCCATCTGTGCCTGAGGATATTGCTACTGGGGTTGTTGCAAACCTATATGGGTTTGTACCTAGCAACTCAGCATCAGATAATGTAATGGCAGTATCAACCGTGTGAGCCAATGGGAATCGGTTTACAATCGTTTGGATTGTTGTTACACCAATATCTGAAATCTGTGATCCAGCATATGTTCGTCCCTTTTTGCGTACGAACAGTTTTAGATATGTTGTAAAGTCGTCTGTTGGGGTATTATCTGCTGATGCGTCAGTGTATACACGTAACGCCTCGTTTACAGGACCTAGGAACGTAAAGTCAACTTTTGGTGTTACAACAGATGTCTGTTGGTAATATACCTGAGCATCTGCATCCACGCTACCCAACGTAATAATACCCGTCTCACGAGCAAGATCACCTGTACCAACGTCTGTTTTTTCTGCCCAACCAGCTGTACGTACTTTCTTACGTGTATAAGAGTTGAACCAATCCCAATTATCATGGGATGTACCACCACCAATTTCAAACTGTTCCGACGTAATAGCTTCGTATGGGAATTGGTGCCTAATTAAGTCATCGTTATATTCTGGAGTCAATGTAGTTATTAATGAGTCAACGCGCCATTCTTCCTTACCGAAAGAATAAATAGCCTGCTGTGAGATTCCGTCTTTTACGTCACCGAGACCATCACCAGATGTGTCGTTGCCTAAAATTGCTTCGCTTGTTGATGCACCGTTAGTGAATATACCAACGATCAATCTGTTATGTAGTACAGTTGTGCCTGTACCATCATCAGCTAGTGTGATGGCTGTACCAGCAACCGCATTTGCGTAAGTTGTTGCTAGTGAAATGTTACCAGCATCTACTCGAATAACGTAATATACGTTAAGGTCTGTTAAATTGCTGTCGATTGTTCCGCCTGCGACTGCTACTACTGAATCACCAGTTACATAACCGTGTGTTGCGATTGCAATCACGTTACCAGTAATACTTGTTGCTTCTGTATAGGACGTTGACTGAACCGTTAGGCTTGTTGTTTCTGCACCAGCAACACCATCATCAATCATTGCTAACGAAATCGGGTTATTTGCGCCTGCAGTTGGTGTTGTTCTCACATAATAGTGTCCGCCGTTAACGTCATTTTGTATTGCTACAACATCTCCAGCGACAACACCATCAGTATTAAAGTTTTCAGCTCCGCCTGGAGTAAGTGTACCTGCTGTGTCAACATATACATTAGTATATGTTACACCTGTATTCCTTTGGGTATCACCAACCGGGTATATCGAAACTCTCTGCGATGCGCTGTTAAAAATAACATCATATCTCGATAGTAGATCAGGATCTGTAATAATTGCCATTTAAATGTTCCTCTCCTCAAATTTATGCGTAAGGGCCTTGCTTATATTTATATTTATCTAAACTTGCGAAAAATATTCTGCTTGTGTTTATTATAGTGGATTATTGTATGTACGGTCTGCGGTCTGTTGGATTGGGATAGACTGATTTGACGCTGCAAGATTTTGCTCGATGCGGACCTCTTTATAATCAAGATGAAATACGATAATTGCAACGTTTGGTGTGAATGATGCATCGTACGAGTATGTAAACGAGCCGTTGATAGTTAATCGAAAAGTTGCGTTAGTACCGCCACCGCCCGTTACAGACACAGGATTCGTAGGATTAACGCTGTATAAACCTACAATGACGATGCTGTCTACCGAAACTACTGTGCCGCCAGAGACAGTAACATTAAGCTGTGCTGCTGTGCCTGTGCCACCAACTACGGTTAGTGTCTGAGCACCATTAGTATAACCAGACCCACCATTAATAATAGTGGCCTTAGTAACACTACCAATAATCTGCTCAGAACCTGCTAGTTCTTTGCTGAAATTAGTTGTATCGTCGAGATTTATAATACGGACCTCGGAGTCTGTTTGTATGCCAGTGAGGGTTAATGCTACACCGTTATTTAGGGTAACTGTTCCAGTTGAACTATTAAGTACGCTTGGGGTTGTCCCGCCTGATATATTAAGTACCAGGTTACCAGTACCACCAGTTGGATTAAAATGTATTGCTGCATTTGCATCGCCCGTTGTTCCACCGTTGGCATCTGTACCAGAGGAATACCCTGTCCAGGTATTACCAGTGAAACTATATGTGCCAGCAGTATTAATCTCCATACCATGACCGGTACCTACACTTATAAAGTCAGTATATGTTATGTTCTGTGGATTATTAGATAACATTGCTGGTGAATTGGTACTATCTGCAAATGTGCAGCTAGTAAATGTTGCAGAGCCTTGTGTAACTAATCCACATCGTCTCCAAGCCGTGCTAGTAAGGGTACTATTTGACTGGAATATAAACGTATCCATATCTGCAAATGAGCAACTATCTATTGTCACAGTCGCATTATCAACAACCTCAAGTCGGCCTGGACTTGCTGTACCAAGAGAGTTAAACGAAATTGATGACCAATCGACAACTGAACTTGCGTTGTTAATTTCAACCTTATTAAAATTTGCTGTTACCCATTTGGTATTATCAACAGTGATAACTTTGTTTGAATCCTTAAAGTCAACCGCCGTACCTGCTAATCCAAGAGACATTAATCCCTTCCACAAGAAACTGGATGGTGTTATAGTCTGGAACAGTCCCCAACGATTGTATCCGTTCGTTACATCGTTATAATCGTTTGTTGTACCCATACCTGTAAACGTGGCGTATCCATCTGCAAGAGCGCCAGCAGTTGCCCGAATAGCGCATCGGCCATATCGAATTGCGTCTGAAAGATAAGGGTTTCCTTTCGATGGTACTGTTACAGCGTTGAATGCCCAACCAGCATATTGTTTGACTGTGGTTGGTGTACCAACAGTGAAAGAGGCTGTTGGTAGAACTGCTGGATCACCAGTCGCAAGGTTAAGCCAACCTCCATAAACGTAGGTATCGCTGCCACCATGTGTATAAGCATAAAAGTCGGCGAGGCTGCTACCGATCGCTGTGCGAATACCGCCATTGGATTCAAGGTCTAATGAGTTTGGTGTTGCATAATACATCCAATGCAAAATAGCACCATCTGTTGGAATAGTTACACCAGACCCAAAGTTCGCCAATAGTATCCCAACACCCGTTTTAACTGTGGTTGATATGCACTGAGTTCCTTGAATGAACAAATCGGTTTCATTTTCCTCGACAGTGTTGGACACACTGGTCCAACCACTCGCGGTTGACTCATTCCACACAACGCCTTCCGCCAGGTCAAATGTTGCAAGGTCGGTTGTATATACAGGAACGGCCATTAGTTAGTAGCTCCCATGTTTGCTGCTCCCTCTCTCACATATGCAATAACTTGTGCAGCATCCATGCCCGCTGGAATAAGAGCGTTGCTACTATCAGTGGCAACAACCGCAACACCTTTTTGTTGGTATTCTTTTAACACTTTATCAACAGCAGGTGTTAACCAGATTCCTGCGTATCCAGGTTCGATCAACACAATCACCACAGGAACATTAGGGAGTTTTTCAATAACAATATGAGACTTATTAGGTTTCATATCCTCACTCATGTCACCTTGCAGCCAAGCACAATTAAATGTGCGGCAAGATTGCGGTCTAGTATTATATATGGTGCAACCAATTGCGCAATTGGAACAGGTTGTTCCTACGGGTTTTGCTAACTCCGGAACATGCGTAACTGTACAACATAATGTGCAATCACCGCAACTACGTTCCATTATTCTTCCCCGCTATCGTCTTCCTCATCAAAGACCTCAGATTCTTCAATGTGCGTTATCATTCCACGCTTGTCGCGGTGCACATTCTTGATAGTCTTTTTGCTGGGCATTTGTAGATTTACAATTGGTGTTGGGATTTCAATATTTTTGATCTCGTCAATTTTGCCTTCCAGCATTGCCACTGTATCTGAGAGGGACGTAATAGCTTCAATTAGTTTTGCGTTAATGTCGTTGGTTGCTTCAACCAGCGTGTTTACAGATTCTAAAATTTTCTTATTGGTTTTATTAGCAGCACCTAGTAGCTTTTTGCTTTCTTCGCGCTGTTCATTAAGTAGTGTTTTAACGGACTCCATCACGCTCTCAGTTAACACTGGTTGCGGTTGTTGCACTGGAGGCATAGGCACCTCTACGTTAACCTCTGGCAAACGGGTCAGCGAATCATGTTTTACGCGCAAACCTCCTTCAGTTACGATAGGTTCTTTGTCTTCTGCGTAGTAATCTTTAAACGATTTTGGCATGATCTTTTCCTATTATTCTAATGTAAGTCGTAGGGTGACTTTAATTTGGTCGCCGTTAGTAGTAATATTATATGGTCCGTTGGTGAAAAGTTCAGCCCACATCAAGTCACCTGCTGTATCGCGGGTTACAAAAATGCCGTAAACATTACCTACTGCACCAGTAAATGTCCATGTAATTTGTGGATATGATGCAGTGGATGGGTCGCCAGTAACAATACCCCAGCTACCAGCAGTTAACGGTACGGCTGCATATCCGCCGCCTACTACTTCTGTAAAATCTATCACCGCGCTTGCTTCGCTTGGTGTGACATTGTTAGAATATAGCCTAACGGTCAAATCCTGTGGATTATTTTGATTTAGTATGTATCCCAGCATTACCGCTTCTGCTGCGTCAGGTACTATGAGTGCCATGATTTTCTCCAATAAGGTCGTTATTGTTATTTATCACTTCTGCAAACTCTCGGAGGTGAGATTAGACTTTGTTTTGGGAGGATATTATATTGATGTATTGTATTGTCTTTTTCAGCAATCGTCTCGTTACAGGTTGTGTGCGGTCGTTACCAAATATAACAAGATGAGAATATAAAACAGGTGCTACTTTATGTAAGTAAGGAAGGGGATGATCGTGCTTTAAGATTTCGATAGCTTTGTCTTTGCTGTATTTTTGGAGTAACTCGTCCGCTATATTATAAGCATAAGCCTCAAGCTCATCCTTGTCACCAAAGTATTCTTGTGCTTGGCGTAGGTCAGCGTCATCTGCTTTACTTTTATATTTGGTTTTACCGCCCACATTGAAACCTCTGGCGCGATATTGGTTCATGTGAATCAATTCATGCACCAACGTTCCTGATAGGTAATCGGTCACAACGCGGTAAAATGCTTCTCGGTCTTCTGGGTCGTCACCGAGGTAGTTATCACCTGGAGCGTGGATTATTTTTAGCTGGATTGGATCTGGTGCATCGTCTTGATCCAGCTCAGGGCGGTATGCACCACCGATGGATATTTCACCGTCGGGTAGTCTATCATCTTTTATAACATCGAAGGATACACCCCAGTCCGCTAGGGCTTGTTCAAGCAGGCGGGCTACTATTACGTAAGACAAACGTTTTTCCACGTTCATAATACGTTCTTTCGTGCTAGCCATTGCCTGTAGAATGTCGCTACGTAGGACTGGTTGTGTGATCTCAAATAGGCGCATTAATATTTGACTGCGTGACCTTCAAGTAGAAGCTGGTTATTTAGGTTCATTAGCTCACCGTCTTTCTCGCACCATACCCATGCTAATAGACGACCATATTTGCCTTCGGCGTCCATTTTTGTCTGCACATAAATTCGATCTGCTGCTTCTAATATTTCTGTTGCCCGTGCTTTCGCTAACAAGCCTTTCTCTCTTTCAGGGCCCCTTGTTTCAAAGGTATTAATGTCGAGGAAGCGCAAGCGTTTGCGCATGGTGGTGTGGAAACCTACATCTATATCTACGTCAATGGTGTCGCCATCAACGATATTAATTAGACAGGCTCGGTATACGTAATTTGGTTTTGCGAATTCGGACATAAAACTTCTCCAATACAGTGTTATCTGTATTTATCAAAAAGTTTTATGAGAGGGTTATTAGGTTTCTAGGGAGGCATTCACTCGCCGTTCATCGTCCCCGAACTCTACAATCCTACCGACATTTTTGTTGATGTGTTCGTCTAACGCAGTGCCGCATTTGTCGCAGCGCAAGGTGTCAAACCGCCCATGTCTACGCCCGCGAATAAAGTAGAACCAATCAATAATAATCCAGCCTACAGTTTCCTTGAACAAAAATGGAAAGACAGCATGAATCATACCAAGTACAAATACCTGCAATCCTGCGAAGGCAATTCTTGTTGCCACCCGCATGTGTTGCCAATAACTTTCATTCAGTTGTTTTAGATGTTCCATTATTTCACCTTTTTCAGTGTCACAGCCTTATCCCGCTTACGTGTAACTACGGTGTTGGGTCTTGGGTGATACCCACCAAATGGGCGCATACATTCCAAATCGTCAGATGTCAATTGTGCTAGTAATTCGCGGTCTT